GATACTTTCAATAATCTCAGGTTGGAACCTGACATTGAATTCTTTTACATCCTGCGTTGGCTTCCATTCGTAGATGAATGCCAATTCATTAATACCTGTGCAGAACATGTACATGTTTGCTTGGCGGAGATGGGACGGAAATGGCTTACGAATGCGATTCCATAACTCATCTATGGTTATTTCACCCTTAGAGTAAGGTACGAATAACTCAGGAGCCTCAAATCTAATGGTCCCAGTACCCACACTCTTGATCTCAATCAAAAGTTGACCGTTTGCGTCTTCAACGATTCCGTCTGCATGACCCGTGATGTTGTATTCCTCATTACGGATCGGGACTTCTGCGTAACGGATACTGTTGGAACCACAACTACATAATGAGAAGTCTTCTTCTGAGACAGTCCCACAGGCATTGCATTTGAATAGCCCCCGTAGAACTCCAGCGTTCCGTAACCATTGTTGCCACTTGTGATGGATGGCGTTACCTTCAGCAAAGATGTTAAGACGACCAAAGGTGAGTGTCTCGGCTGGCTTGGGAAATCCTTTGATTGCGTACCATGACGAGCGCGGGCACCAATCCTTTTTGCAGATTTCGCTGGGATGTAAGCCTAAGGTGTCGCGCTTAGCCTGACCATTAGCATTTTCTAATGATGCCTGAACACGCACAATAGGTACAATCCGACCAACTGATTTGGCATTTTCTTTGAACTGGTCTAATAACCATTTACTGCTACTCACTGATCATCTCCAAGAAATCGTCTTCGCGCAGGATGACATACCTCTTGCCACCTAAGTCAAATTGTAGAACTGGTGTTCTGTCTTCTTTGATAGCCACAGTTTCTAGGTCACGGAGGTCCGTGAACTTGATTGAGTAAGACTTAAGGTTATCTGTAAACTTATTCTCAATAAGAAAATGTTCTGATCTGACATCATTCTTACGCAACCAACCCGATCCTGACCCAGCGTTACGGCTCCCCTTATAGGCAGATGCTGTTCGGTCTTCTTGTTTGCGCGATTTCTTTTGAATGTATCGCTTTTCGCTACCGTCTGAGCCGATGATCATTTGACAGCGAAGTGGTTTCGTGCGACTTCAGTGAGGGCATCCCTAAGACCAAGGTCTTCACGGACTGATGCAAGGACAGCGTCCTTACCCTGCCACTTCTGACCGTTGAATGAATAGAACGCCCCAGCGCGTGTGATGGCGTTAATAGCAATGGCGATGTTAACGATATCTTTTATGGTGTCAAACTCACCGAGTTTGAAACCGCTGGTGCTACCGTCCGCAAAGTAGAAGTCAACTTGAGCGGTCTGTTGTGGGCGGTAGGTCTTATTCTTTAAAGTACGCGCTTTGATGACCTGACCGAAGGCTTCGTCCTTTTCCTTGATCCACTCATCGCGTTTAACTTCTACGCGAGTAAAGTAATGGTAGTTCTTAGCCTTACCCCCTGGTGTGGTTCGGGGGTCTCCATACATAACACCAATCTTCTCACGCCATTGGTTAATCATTAAACCCGTGCAACCACGGTCGGCATTAACCATTGAACGCTTCTGAGCCTTGGCGCTCTTCTTCATAAACTTGCTGGTGAGTCGGGCACCGAGACCTACGGTGAACTCTTCCATCATCTTTTCGTTCTCATCGTTAGGAATGAGTGCTGGGAACGAGTCAACCACGATGCAATCCACGGCTCGGTTATCTAGAGCCTTGGTGATCAGATCGTACGCCTGTTCCATGATGTTGGTTTCAACAATCCAAATGCGCTCTAAGTCAATACCAATGGCTTGGGCATACTCAGGAACAAACTCCTCAGCCGCGATCCATAGGACGACCCAGTCGGGGTCTAAGGCTTGGTTAGCCGCGATTGTCTTTAGAACAAGGGCAGTCTTACCTGATGACTCGTCTCCAATGATCTCAGACCATTGGTTGACGGGCCAACCGCCACCAAGCATCAGGTCAAATGCCAAGACTCCCGTAGTAATACGGGGAAGTTCTTGACGCATCTCTGAACCCTTGATGATGGTGTTAGCGCCATGCTTCTTATTGATGATGTCTTTGATTGACTCAAAGGTGTCCATTAGTTCTCCGTTTGGTGATTGCTAGATAGACCAAGAAGATTGGTCTGCTTGTGTGTATTTACCATTCCAACCACAGCAGTAACAGCGTGGTGCTGGGGCATGTCCATTAATCATTGCTTTTGATCGGCTGAATACTAGGTTACTACCACAGTCGGGACAATCATGTGTTTCACGGCGAGATGCTTCCCCGCCCTTCCATGAACGAATCGCTTCACCCATGTTTATTTCCCCGTTTGCGTCAATAGATGCTTGGACTTGAGCCTGAGCCTGAGGTGCGGGCTGTTGTACCTGAGGGAACCTAATGTTACTCGGACTAGACGGCATAGTTGATGGAGGCGTCCGAGGAGGGGGTGAGGGTTGATTACCTATTTTTCTTGACCACCAGTCACTCATCGTCTTCATCCTCCTGTTCTCCGTTGAAATATGCGTCCCATCCGTCATCTTCGTCGTCAAAGTCAGGAGGGTCAATTGTGAACATACTAATCACTGATATCACCTGGCTGAGTGCATCGGGTGGGATAACCAATGGAATTTCACCGCAGATTTTAATGTCTTGGTTATCTAACAGCATGGTTATAAGTGAGACACCAAATGAAGTAAAGAGGGCGACAGAAACATCAACCTCTTTTTCGTCAAGGTCATTCTGTAACTGGATGATATGGGATACCCATTCTGAGCATTTGTGGATGTCGTCAAGTAGCCCGAGAGCCTTTAGGGTAAACCACTTACCCATAACATCTGTAGTTTCCTGTTCCATGACTTCTTCTGAGGGAAGCGAGAAACCAGCCATCTCGGCAATCTCTTGACCATCCTGTGGGGACATGGTGAGAAGAAATGTCCTATGGTTTAATGGTTCATACTCTTCGTTCATTTTCCCTTAGCCTCCGACCATGTATTTGCTGAATGACAGGATACCTTCAATGGGATGCCATTGATAATTCGGTCGTGACCCATGGCTTGAACCATTACTTTTTGTGCTTCTTCTACATTTTCATTTGGAACTGCTACCACTAATTCGTCGTGTACCTGTACCAATATCTTGGCATTGAAAGGCTTCAATGCTTCGTGGACATCAATCATAGCAATCTTACAGATGTCAGCCGCGGAACCCTGAACAATGGCATTGATGGCTTGGCGCTCTGCCCGTGCTCGTGCACCGTCATCACGGCTGTGAAGTTCAGGTAGCCGACGACGACGACCTGACAGTGTGTTGACATGCCCGCACATTTGTGCTTTTACTATTTCAGTTTTCTTCCACAAAGATATTCCGCTAAATTGTTTGTAATAGTTATTAATTACTTCTCGTGCTCTATTTTCAGTAATACCCGTAGTACTAGCAAGTTTCTGTGCACCACCGCCATATGCCGTCAAGAAGTTAACTCCCTTGCCCAACTGTCGTTCCTCGGAGGTTACATCTGCTACTGGTTTGTTTAGGACAAGAGCGGCGGCGCCAGCGTGAATGTCCTGATCTTCAAGGAAGAACTTACTCATGTTCTTATCTTTAGAAAACATACACATAACCCTTAGTTCAATCTGATCGTAGTCAGCAACAAGGAGTGTATGACCGGCTGGTGCAACAAACAAACTGCGGATACTTGAGTCTCTTGGGATGTTTTGTAGATTGGGGTTACTTGACGAGAGGCGTCCAGTAGCGGTTCGGTGCAAGTGGTATGACGGGTGCAGGCTGTTGTTGACCAACTTTAGAAGAAGACTCTCAACATAGGTTGATTTCATCTTCTTGATTTCCTGCCATTCAAGAAGCATAGGAATCAAGGGATGTGCTTTTTCAACAAACCGCAGTGCTTCTTCGTCAACGGAAGAGGCTCCCTTGGCAGTTTTCTTGTGGGACTTTAAACCAAGACCGCCCTCTGCCTTACTTTTAAATAAGAACTCTTGCTTGCTCTTATTACTATCGGGGTTGAACCCTAAGGGGGTGAACTGCGACATCTCATTTAGCAGATCACGCATACGCCCATCCAGTTCACGACCAAGGACAACCATGGCGCTTTTCTTAACAGGAATACCAATGTCTTCCATGTCCATAATGACACGGAGTACGATCATGTCCTGATCAAGAGCATTTCTTAGACCTGCTTTATTTTTAATCTGATTCCACAGTCGTTTGTACAGCATCCATGTCCAGCGGACATCTAGGTGTACATATTTGGTAGCCGACGAGAACGCCACAGTATTGATGATCTTGCCGAGTTTGCCCTCTTTGTAGTAGGCGTCATGCCCACCATAGTTATAGGAGATTAAATTTGTCAGGCTGTAGCCACTGAGATTTTCATTCACGATGTGTTGCATGAGCATCGTGTCCATAAATCCTGACATAGGCAACTCAACATTTAGGTATTTGCGAATTGATCGGGCGTCAAACTTGACATTGTGACCCACCTTTATGATATTTGGGTCAGAAAACAATGGTTCTAACGCTTGAAATACATCAGAGCGAGATAACTGTTGCGGTGGTTCGCTGAATACGGCGGGGATGCGATACCGAGTCTTTGCTTCTGACTCAGTGCCATCTTTCTTTAACTTGCGGTAACCAGTCGGGGGCACGGTTGAACCGTCACCAACCTCTTCGGGTGTGATGACTTCGCCACATAGATGACCCATTGGGATAGCCCATGAGTAGCCATCGGTGGCAATGCCAATCCAAAAGACTTCGTTACGCAAGGGGTCAAGGGCAATAATGCCTCTCCACTTATCCATAAGTCGTTCGCGTGTGGCATCCCTAACTGATTGGGATGTAGACACCATGTCGGCTAGGTGCTGTTTGAGTTCAGTGTTGAACGCATTCATAGCGTCGGCATGACGCTCAACTACACCGCGTGTCTCCACATCAAATGCGAATGCTCCCACGCTTTGCACGATTTTAACTATCTCGTGTATTTCTTCAATCGTAGAAACAACAAGGGGAGGGGTTGTTACGCCCCTCCCCTCGCTACGAACACTGATGTTCATGAATATTCCGCTGAGACAGCGAGCAAGTCCTTGCGGTTAGGGATCGGGACAATCTCATCCGTATAGGCAAGGCGAAGGAACTTAGTCAGTTCGGCATCGCTCAAGTCTTGGACGCCCCATTCCTCTTCAAGGTCACGAGCCTTTACCAACTGATGGTTGGTAGCGGTGGTCGCACCCTTGCCTGAGCGTGAAACAGCCCAGTAGTGCTTGGGGAGTGGTCCTTGGCGTGGATCGTCATTGAAGTTCTTCAACTGATCAATAACTCGGGTGCCAACTTCGTATGAACGGAGCACAGGTTCTTCGTTTGGAATTAGGAGAGCCACATTGAAAGCAAACTTGTTGCTGGGCTTGTTACCTGATTCGCATAGTGGGCATCCACGCTCATCAATATTTGCGATGCATGTGAATGACTTTTGACCAGTGCGCTCCATCCAATGCTGGCGATAAGCCGCATAGGGGGCAGATTCAAGGAACTTGATAATTACAGGTTCCTCAGCAACCTTGAGGCGCTGTGCATATGAAGAGTCACTGACTGCGGACTTCAACTGGCTAACGCCTTCCCAACCACCGCGGATTAACTTGCGGGGTGCGTCTTCAACCTTGGCTGATTTACGCACGGGGGTGTCATCGTCGTCGTCATCGTCCTCAATGGCTCGTGACTTTCGTGGGGCTTCGTAAGCGACTTCATCTTTCTCAAAGTCGTCATCATCGTACTTAGGCATGATTTTTCTTTCTCGTGTGTTTGTGTTTGTGTTTATTGGTTACTTGTCAGGCGCTTTTGGCGACCGATAAGTTCTTGGTGACCGAGCATATCTTGCGATTTGCTGTTCGGCGCGTTTTTCTTAATAATTTCCCAAGTCACTTGGGCCAGTGTGTGATTGCGTAATGTCTAAAGTCGTTCCATTGCTTGGAGTTTTTGTCGTCCAAGTTGAAGCGCTTTATGCAGTCTTTCAGGAATTCTACCTGTTTGCGGGTGTACAGGCGACGACCCTTCGGAACTTTGTTTGGTAATTGGGGCTTCCTCGGCGCTGATGTCCTGTAGTTCGTTTTTGGTATCCACCCTTGATGCTCCCACATTCGTAGTGTACTTGCCGTTCGGTTTAATGCTCTCGCGGCTTCGCCAATTGTAAACATTTCTATATCTTCACCGCTAATTCGGTAATACTTAGATTTTGCACCATTGACCGTATCAACGACCATTGGTTTACTTTTTCCTCTATTTTTAGGTGGACGAGAACCAGGCCAATCAGGCAGGTCACCCATCAAATCAATTGGGTCAATCCCCATTTTAGTCCTCGTGATTAGAAATGTTTAGTCCTCGTAATTAGAAATATTATCTGCCAAGTTATCGCACCATATGACTAATCGTTCCTGCTCATCTAGTGAGACACCAGTATCAGGGTCACATAGTGCATTTGCTAAGTCTTCAGTTGGGCATACAGAGATGACGCGTAACAGGCTGACAACAGCATCCATGGTCAGGATGAACTCGGAGTCTCCTTCGCAGGTTTCTTCGTTGTCGCTATGAACGGAACGGCGCCACCAGTGTGTCGGGAACACAGAGGGGGTCCGTTCGTTGGGATCATTGTCTCCAGTAGAGAGCCACATTTCGGACATTCCCATCTCCCGGGAGGTACTTGATCGGTTATTGACTTAGACATGACTGCCTCCCTTTGGTTTAAGGTTATCATGTATTACTTTTTAGGTTCAATAACCTTAAAAGCCCACGATTCCTTTTCGGAGTACAGTTCCTGGATTTCTGATTGCAGTTGTGGGTGTTCCCAAGCCACTGTGGCGAGGGCGTCTTCGTCAAGCATCTGTACGGTAACAGATATCTGATCCCATAGGTCGTTCTTCTCAGCCCATGCACGAGCAGATTCATGGTTGAGCGAAACTGAGACACGGCGCTCACGCTTTAACTGGATACCGCCCTTGGTCTCAATCCACTTGCTTCCCTTGTGGTCGGCATAACCTTCGGCATCAACTAACGCTGACAACTCTTTTTTGAATTCTTCGGTACGAGCAGTGGCTAAATCACTGAAGGTCTTTGCCTTGAGGTATTCCTCGGTAAGCCTGTGGATGTAGTTGTCCTCAGACGGTGCTGGTTCTTGTCTAATAATTTTGGGCATTTGGTCCTCCTTGGTTGGTTTGTCAATATAACAGCACAGATTACCAATTCGGCATCTGTGAAGAATTTAGTAGTCCAAGTTCTATTTCGTCGTTGGTCATGTCGCCAATGTCTTTGGCGGTAGTACCTGAATAATCCCACCACCATACACCTTTGCGGAAGTAAGGCAGTGATTTAAAGAACTTTTTAGAAGATTGTTTTCCAGCGTCGTCATTGTCCATTGCGATGATCACCTTGTCAGCAACTGAGGCTAGTAATGCGATTTGTTTGGTGCTAACAGCCGCTCCGAAAGTGGCTAATGCCTGTGGCTTGTCAAAGACACTGGCAAAGCGCACAACATCCAGTGGGGATTCCACCAAGATTGCTGTGCCCCCCTTGAAGCGTTCAATCCCAAAGAGGCTCTCAGACTTCTTTACACCTACTGGGAAGTTGCGTACCCAATCACGAGCCTTAGTCTGCCATCCTTGGAGATCACCGAACTGATTGACAATGGGAATAACCCAAGCGGCTCGTTCTGTATCCCAACGGATACCATGCATTCGGGCTTGATCAGGGTCAATCGCTCGTTTCCTGAGTTCTGAATCCGGTGCGGAACCAAACTTTGAAAATGAAATCCAATCAACTTCGGGTTTCTTTTTAACTACTTCTACCTCAGAAGTAAGTCTTTCTAAGTTGCGATCAATCAAAAAGTGATGGACAGCCATAATTGCGTCTGGTTCGCCAGTTAATTCTGAGACCAGCATGCTCAATGTCCCACGGGCACCGCACGAGAAACAAATCCATAAACCAGTCTCGGCGCTCATGCTCCACGATGGGGAACCATCTTCACGACCCGTCACGCGCTTATGGACTGGGCAACGCCCTGAGATTTCCCTACCTTCGGCACGGCGAATATCTACGCCGAGTGTCTTGAGAACATTCCCAAGATCAGTCAAATGCGTCTCCGACACCGTAGCCATCCGCAGTCACCTCCGAGAAGTCCATGTTTTCCCAGTCCCACTTAATGTGTACTTCACCTGTCGGTGCTGAACGAGCCGCGACTACTCGGATGATTGCTTGGTCGTCTAAGTCGGGGTTGCGCTCAACGCCGAGCACTAGGTCTGCGTCTTGCACGAACGAGGATGAGTAACCAATTGCGTCGGTAGTAATTGCTCGCGTCTTCTTGTTGCCAAGTTTCCAACCAAGAGCCTGCGTCGTTGCTACAACAGGAATGTCAAGTTTTTGAGACATACGCTTTAGACCGCGGGTGATGTTGGTGAGTGCCTGAGGGCTTCCCTTGGCTTCACCTTCCTCGTCATCCATAAGGTACACACCGTCAACGATTAGTAGATCGGGTGCGTACTCCTTGACCTTGCCTGTCAGGGCTGAGATGGTCGTAAGTGATGAGGTGTCCTCGCTGAAAATAAACGGTTGCATGTTCTTGCGTTGCATGAGGGCGCGACGAATGCGTTCCATTTCTTTGTTATCTAGTTCACCACGCAGAATCTTGTTGAACGGGGTCTTAGAGATGATGGCGTCGTAACGCGCTTCTTGTTCCTCAATGCTCATTTCAAAAGAAACGAACATAGGAATCTTTCCGTGGATGTGGCAGGAGTTTGCAATAATAAGAGCAAACAAAGACTTACCACGCTTAGGCTCACCTACGAACACAACAAACTGTTGCGGTCTGAGACCTGAGGTAATTCTGTCTAAGCCAAAGAACCCTGTTGGGATACCGCGTAGGGAGTTTGGTGTGCTACGCATTTCTTCGTAGCGCATAACGCGCGTTTCCCAGTTTTGAATGATGTCAATGTCCCGCATACGGGACACTTCAACTGCGGCTGTTTGGATACCGACCGTCAGTGTGTCTAGGGCATCTTTGGTACGACCAACATTCAACAACGGCATTGTTGTTGAAATGACCTCAATCAAACGGTGCTGGGTATGTGCCTGAAAGATTTCCTCAATGAGTCGTGAGAATGTTTCAGCCTCGGCATCGTACAACTGGATGTCGGCGTACTGTGACTTGAATACACGCGCTGTCGGTACGGCATTATGCTCGCGGTAAAAACCTGTAAGCCAGTGCCACACACCTTGCCATGTGTCTGAGAAGTGTTCTTCCTTAACCCCGGATTTTAACGGCGTCGCAATGTCAGCAGTTTGGATGATCTTTGAAACTAGGAGATGTTCGGGTGACGACATGATTACCACGCTCTTTCGGAACCAAGCACTGTAGCGCGTATCCCAATGATTGCTTGCTGTTCTTGGGTGGCAACATAAATAACATGAATACTTCTGTTGAAGCGTAGGTCTTCTGCCAATGTTTCAACATCAGGGTAAGCCTCTACCGAAGTAGAAACTCCCTTGCGTATTAACCAGTGTTCAATTTCGGGCACTGCCTCAACTGGCATGAATGTATAAACCAATGTACCGATACCGCGTCGGTTGATTGAGTCATTGAGTGACTTCAGCGGTAGTTCATTTGGTTTCATGGTGTTAACCAAAGTCGGCATGTCTTTGGCTTTTGATGCAAACCAATTGCGGACCGACTTTGTACCTTTTGGATAACTTGCTAAGACTCCCTCAAACAAAACTGCTTGCTGTATCGGTGCGTATGGGGCTAGATCATTGCCCTGCATCAGGACACCGTGCTGATCGTCATGTCCTCAAGAACTGTCGCAACACGCTCTCCGTACCGCCGAATGAATTCAGTTGGTGACAGGTTTGTTGTGATAATTGTTTTACGAAGGTCTTCATTGCGTCGGCGTAACAAACTACCGACCTCATGTTGTGAGAATTCAGTTGATCGTTCTTCCCCAACTGCGTCAAGTACAACGATGTCAAAAACACCCTTGAGGTACTTGACGATGTGTGGCATGGAGTACATCTCGGGAAGTTCGTTGTCATGATCAAACTGGTCTTTGAGCATGTCCACATAACGCTCGGCAGTAATAAACCGACCTGACATGGGCTTAGTTCTGAGGATGTCTTTCAGGATGGCGACAGCAATGGGTGTCTTTCCTGAGCCACTTGGTCCGTGCAGAAACAAACCAGTGGACTCACCATTGATGAACTTGGCAATGGCGTGGTAAGTCTTGTCTGATACCAGCGACGAATCGTATTCAGCACCCTTCCATCGTGGTGGGAAATTTGCCCACTCAAGGCGTTCCTCTAGCGGTCGGTTCTGCCACCATCGTGCAGATTTCCAGTCGGTCGGCGGTGCTGAGATCATGTTGTGGTTCTCCTTGTGAGTTGATAATTAACTACGGCTTGCTTGAGTGATGGTGCTAACTCACGCAAGTTCTTACGGGCAAGAATATCTTCAGGGATGGCAATTCCTGCGTCTGTCAAGATACTACGCACAGGAGCGAGATCGTTGTCAAGCATTGTCGTGCAATTTGTGATCAGGAACGATGCCGACTGGATCATGGTATCAAAAACTGAGATGTCCTCAAAGGTTACTTCAGCGATACCCACCAGCAATTCGGGGTACCTGTAGGCGACATCCATCCCGCGCCTCCAAATGACTCTCTTCATTTTTTCGTTCATGGCTTCATCCCACGGGAGGTCAGCCCCGTGTTCAAAGTCGTCGGAGACCCAACCGAGCATTGGGGACTTCTGTGAGACCCCAGCCATTTTGGACATCATGGATTCTTGGACCTCGCGGGAACAGAAAGTTCTCCATGGGGTGGGGGACTCCACATTCCGAGACAGGGTGAAGAACTCATCGGTCATCTTCTGCAATTCTTGGGGCTTGACCCCAGCCTTAATCAGACGCTTGACCTGTGAGCGAAACGCTGGTGTGTCAGCGACTGTCGTCGGGGTTCCCCCAACCTTTCTAGCGGTTAGGTTGAAATGGTTTAAAACTTCTGTTACTTCATTTGCATTCTTCTTAAGCAGGATGTTTTCATCCCACGGTCGGTCGTCATCAGGGTCAGCGCCAAAGGTAGGCATGGATTCTCCTTGTTGTTTTTTCGGGCGAAGCCCACATAGGAAAATGTCGTTAGACATTTTCCTATGTACTATTTCTAGAGTACTATCTATAGAGACGCGTTCCCCCTGGTCAGAGCCTCGGGGGGGTGTCATGGGTGACCCCCCTGGTAGGTCATGGGTGACCCCCCCTTTGGGGGTAGGTAGGTCACTGGTGACCCCACCTTTACGCAGTGCTAGGTCACTGGTGAACCCCCCTTTGGGTCTGCGGTAATTAACGACAATGCTCTTCCCGCGGTTGGCTGAGAGCACAGTGGATGTCACAACTTTGTGCAATTCTAACCATTTAATTGAACGCTTAACTGTAGACGGTGACACCCCTGAGAGGGTGGAAATGTCGTCAGTAGTCATGATCGGTGCACCCTCAAATGGGGTCAACCTTATGATGCACATGAGGATGTGCGAGTGTGTTGGGGTGCCCTTTTTGGTGATCAAGTCAATCGCCCATATTGGGACCGCCGCAAATGGTCCGTTGAATTTTCTAGACATGGTGGCTCCTTGTGGTGTCGGAAAGCATACACAAGAAACGCCAAACAAGTGTTGCGTACACTGATTTCTTTCTGTATGATTTAGACACCGAGTTGGTGGTTCTCCTCGGGATCGCCGGTCTGCCCTATCACCGGCGTGGTGGTTATGGATGGGGCGCTATAGTGTAGAGTTATGCTATAAGCGCCCCATTCCATACAAGGAGTCCACACATGGCGACAGCCCCAACCCTTACCAAATCCCTCAAAACCCTGCTATCTGACACCGTCACTTTCTACTTCATGGCGCACGGATTTCACTGGAATGTTGAGGGTTCTGACTTCAGCCAGTACCACGGTCTCTTCGCAGAAATCTATGAAGATGTTTACACGATGATTGACCCAGTGGCTGAGAACATCCGCAAGTTGGATGATTACGCACCGTTTAATCTTCAGAAGTTTATTGATCTTCGGACACTTGAATTCAAAGAAGTAAGTCCGAATCCTAAGGCAATGTCAACGGCATTGTTGAAGGCTAACGAGGCACTGATCACTCAGTTAAATGCCTCATTCAAAGAAGCAACCAAAGCCGACCAGCAGGGGATTGCAAACTTCTTGTCCGAGAGGGTTGACAGTCAAATGAAATGGTCATGGCAACTACGAGCATCGGTTAAGTGAGGTAACCATCATGGTTGAAAAGAATAAATACACACGCAGTGGAGAAACCTTCTCGGGTTATAACAAGCCGAAGGCGACACCTGATCATCCCAGCAAATCACATGCGGTCCTTGCAAAACAAGGAGAGACCGTCAAGTTGATTAGGTTTGGTGAACAGGGCGCTGAGACAGCAGGAAAACCCAAAGAAGGAGAGTCTGAGCGCATGAAGGATAAGCGCGCATCTTTTAAGGCTCGCCACGGTAAGAATATTGCTAAGGGTAAGATGAGCGCGGCTTATTGGGCCGACAAGGTGAAATGGTAATGGCTCCCCGTAAAACAGAAAACCCAAAGAGAACAGCAAAGTATTACCGAGATCATCCTGAGGCTCGGGAGAAGAAGGCTGAAACAGATAAGAAATTTAACGCTAAGCCCGAACAGAAAGAGAAGCGCCGCGAACTCTCAGAAGAGCGTCGTAAGCGTGGAATCATGGGTAAGGGTGGAGATGATCTGTCCCATACCAAAGATGGTGGGCTTGTCAAAGAAGACCCATCTAAGAATCGCGCCCGTAACCGAGGAAAGAAGTAATCATGGCTGAGAAGAAAAAGAAAGTTTGGGAAACTAAAGACCCAACTAAGTCAGATAAAAAACTAACCCCTGAACAAAAGGCTAAGGCAAAAGCCTCTGCTAAAGCCGCAGGTCGCCCTTACCCTAACCTTATTGACAATATGAAAGCGTCTAAGAAGGGAGGTAAGTAATATGTGTACAGCATGTGGATGTGGTCTCAAAGATAAGAAGGACCCTGGATATGGAAAAGGTCCAGCAAAAGCAAAGAAAGCACCAGCCAAAAAATCTCCTGCTAAAAAGAAGTGAATAACAAAAACACCCCCCGAAAGGGGGGTGTTTCTTATTGTGGCTACATTTTGAAATGAATGTGACTACATTGCCAAGAGTTGTATTGCGCTCAGCAGACTCTCTACATGAGCGATCTTGTCACTAGCAAACAAGTAGGAAATATCCGAACCATCACCGCGATGGACAACCACCACAGTGGATGGTTTTTGCTCAACCATTGCTGGCTCAACCAACCCAATGTCATCAAGGCCATTCAGCAGGATGCCAATGAGTTGTTCCTTGGTCGTAGTCTTCTCAATTTCAATACCAAGCAATTTAGCCTGACGGCGCAGTGATGCAATTGGTTGCATACGCAATTCTTCTTCAGTAAATGCCTCGGGTTTAGATTCCTCAGCAATTTGTTTCTCTTTAATTCCATTAAGGACTTTCTCAAGTGCTTCTTCTCGGTCCGTTTTAACTACGGGCACTTCAGGGATTTCTTCAACTTCCCGCACATCAACGACATCAATTGGCGCAAGTGCATTTGTGAGGTCAAGTAAACGAATACCGCTGGCGTGAGCCTTCAGCAATGTGTCTTCAGTTTCAGGAGCGTCATCCCACAAAACGAGCAATGACTTCTCACCCGCTAATCGTTGTACATAATTGAGTACTGCGGAGTTTGCATCCTCAGTATCTTCCCAATCCTTGGCATCTTTTAAGACTGAGCGCGGAATACGGTTACCGACCATGATGTACTCATGACCGAAGTCAATGATTGCGGTGTAGACGCGGTCAAGACTTTCGTCAGGCTTACCGCCGTACCACGGCAAGACAAAGATACTGTCATTGACCAGTTCGGACAATGAGTCTTCAATGATGTTGAGGCTGGCGTTACCTTTTCCGATAACACCAATAACTTTCTTGGTGGACATGTTGTTCTCCTATTGGAAGGACTGGCGTATTGATGAGTCACCTACGAGAGTGATCAATCGCAACACCGAGTGAGTGGCACTGGCAATTGTAGCCATAGCCAACCCACTAAACACAACATTCTCTGAAGATATGAAGATGGAAGTAACGATGCCCAGAATCGCTCCAGACAAAACAATGACCCAGCCATTCAGTTTCTTTGGCAAGGCACTTGTAATGATATGTATAACTTTATAAACGGCTAAGCCGCCTATTAGTAATGTCACAATACTGTTGCTCCTGTGTAACCCGGGATTCGGTTGAATCTCAGGTTAGCAAGAGCATAGGTTGTTTCAGTTACAGGAACCATGTATTCAATCATTCTCTTAGTTGCCTCAACTACTCGTCGGTAGTCAGCGGTGTAGTACGAGAAATTTGTGTGAGCCGTACTCTGTCCCCAGCGGTAATCAGCCGCACCAGGCGTTCCTGAGCCACCAAGCCAACCACCATTGTCACTGTTACCATCAAAGTACGGATTAGGTGATGATGGTTCAAACAATGGGCGACTTACCTTTAATGGGCTTGTTGCTGTAGCCGTGGCAGTAATCTCTAGATGGTATAAGTATGAGTTACGCGGGTACCACGGGTAATTGTCAACAAACTCCAATTTCCAGTACTTGCGTTTTGCTATACCTGAAATAGTGTCTTGTATGTATGGCGTCGTGGCTGAGGCTAGGGTAATTGAGCCATCTAAGTTCTTTACACTTACCTGAACAATATTGTCATTGTAGTCATCAATGGATAAAAAGTAATCAGTGTCAGTGCTAATTGGCGTGTATTGCATAGTGCCATCATTATTTACATCTGTAGATAGCGTTACTGAGGCTGAGGTACTCGGTGTTGCAGTAAATATCTTGTTCGCAATAACAGATGACACTGACCCCGAGGTAGTTGCGACTCGCCAATAAGCAGAAGCGCTGGTTGCCTGTAGTGCCGTACTTGGAGTAATCGTAAATTGTGGATCGCGCACGAGGTTTAGCCTGCGCGAATAAACATCTATGTAATACGGATACCTATTTAAAGTTGTTACTCTATTAGGAATAAGATATAAAGTCCCTGTGTTAGAGGATTGGGAGGCAATCCAAATATGCAAGTACATATCTGTTGTGCTTAACGACCCATCACCACATACACCAAAGTCTACGGGCCATTCAAAGACGCTAGTACTACTATTAGTGGTTGTCGTAATAAAATTAGGCAAGGTAGTAGAAGCACCAGTAACTGGTGCGTAAGAAACTGACGCCGCTGGTAGTACTGATGCACCCAGCCAACACCCAATAACACTTGCTCCTGAACCGTTGTATGTAGCGCCAAAGTCCATGTATAAACGACTTGCTTGGCTTACATTTTGTACTTTTGCTTTCAAGCAAGCCATTTGAACACTGGCTCCACTTGAGTGAGTAATCGCCAAAGCCTTTGGTGTTGTGAACATATCGGAATATGTGTAGGCACTAGCGGCTGTCATTGTGTGCGCTGAACTTTCCAAAAGCCATTGGTCGGTTGCTGGTGCAACTGACGCAGATGTAGTAACTGACGCCGAAGTCATAGCATGGTGAGTACTGGTTAAAAGGTCAGGCTGGGTATTATTAATCTCGGTATGGCACCCAGTAATAGCCGTAATGTACTCCTCTACACCAGTCAGCAATCCTTCGTTTTGCGTTAGATATGTAAAGTTAGCGATTAACTCACGCAGTTTTGCAGTGCCTAAGTCAACGACAGACAAAGGAAGTCCAACCTCTACAGCCAGTTTTTCAATCATCTCACTGTTAGCAACAAATGGGTCTTTTTGTCTCATCACATAATCAATGATTGTTTTGATGACATTGATTTCCCAACCAAATACATCAAGCATCCGTTGTAGTGGTCCTGCTATTTTAAGAGACTCAGGTAGACTTGCTATCTTGTCATAATTAGGATCATTTTTGGGAATTAGTAAATTAGTTAAGCCAATTTGCTCATCTTGGATTCGGTAATGTAAAGGTATGCGTCGGAATAGATTATTAGAGTAACCATAATCCTGAGGTACAAGCACCTCAGTTGAGACAACTCGTTCATACCATGATCTGGTGTCAGTTGATTCGTACTTAGCAAACAGCGTGTAATAAATCCATTTTCCGCTAGGCAAATCAGCATGTGTAACTGAAGAGGCACTGTTATCTGCTGTAATAGGTTTTGTAAACTCTATGCCCTCAGAAAGAGTTTGCGGTGGACCAATTAAAGAATAACGCAATTCTAAAGTTGTAATAGCAGGTGTTACTTCTTTTGTTGTAGCCAACGCTGTCGTAATACCCCAAGATAAGTAAACCTTATCGTAATCAGTTGGTGACGCTGATAGGAATGACAAAGAGCCGGGGACACTTGTTGGCGTAGTTACATAACCATCAGCCTTTAATGCTGATGGGTTATCTGCCCCATAGTTGACTGAGGCGGCTTGAAGGAACGAACCAGTAGTGCTTGCCGCACTACCAACATTACTTTTTAGTGTAAAAGATATACGGGCCATTAGACTGCCGCCACTCCTCCAGTAGGTGTAATAGTAACAATACCCAACTTTGGAAGTTGATTAGAGGCTACGGTAATTTTTCCGTTATTATCAATCGTAGTTGAAGGAGTGCCTACCGTACTAGTGGTAAAACCTTTAACAATCACATAATCAACACCAGCAATAGCCATGGCTGTTCGGTAAATCTCACCCACAGTTACCGTGTCTCCAAAAGATACACTCCCAAAATCAAATAGCGATTCTAATGCGCTCTGTACTTCGGCTTTAACAACTGATTGAATATAGTTAGAGGTAACAAACAAATCTAAATATACATAAATTCTAGTAAAACTAACTGAAGATGGAACATTAATAAGAGTTACTCCAAGCATTGCGTTTTCTAACAACTCGCGTGAAACGCGGTCACGAAGTGTTTGTGGGACACTCACAGAGGCGGAACCATCCGTAAGGTACGCTGTTTGGTTATCAAGCACTGTTGCTGTGATGGAAGCACCAGTAGAGGCTGATCCGAGGTACGAGATAACAGCCTTAGAAACACCCTGAGTTGTTAGGGCAATATCAGCAAAGTCCGAGAGGGTCACAGCGCCATTGCGTGTCCGAACTGTACTAGGGATGGCTTGTTTAATTGCGTCAATGCTTTCAAAATCTAAACCTCCACCAGCCGCTACAGCATTTGTTACTGAAGTAATGGTTGGGTACAGACTGTTACCAATAGTAGTGATTGTCCCAGCCGCGACATTACCGACAGCACCAGCGGATTGGATATAAGTAACTGTGATTGGTGAGTTGATCGGCGGAATGCGCCCGTTGATGCCATTACCAAATACAACCTGAGTTACTCCCGAAGAAGTGACCGTTACTGAGAATACTGAGTCATCGGGGCCGTACGGGATAACACTATTGACTCGTGTCCAAGTTTTAATTTCTCCAAACGAACCCTCAGCGACATTTACAACGACAGACTCAGCGTCTACACTTTGGCGATAGATATTAAATCTTTGACTAGCATTACCATTGCTCTTAGTTAATGTTGCGTTAGTATCCGAAATGACTGCTTCATTGGAGTACTTGACACCTTGCCTCACAACTACAGTTCCCGTTGACAATGCTGAAATAGTTGTTGCTGTTTCATTAAAGAAATACAAACCACCCGTTGACACAAACGGAGTGTTTTCTGCAATTGCTACAGATGCCGCCCCGCTATTTGTAAGCGTCAAAGTAGCAGTTGATGAGCGCATGTAATTAGGGGTATAACCATAGAGGTTTGCCATTGCTAATACGCTTTCACGCTGAGTAGCAGTTGATAAAAACGCTTCAGTAGATGCACGATCAATGTAGTAATGCATGATGTCTGCGTTGTAGGCCCACAGGTCAATCAAAGATGACATAAAGTCTGAGGCATCATTTCCTGACCATTCCGGTATAGAACTAGATGCTCGTGCCTGAAGGGACGAGCGAATAGCGTTATAGTCTCGTGATGTGTAGTCAAAATTAGGCATAGTTATCCTCACTCAAGAAGTCGCTCACACTCAGTGTAACACTGGATTTTTGTGATGGTAATATTTCATAAAATACAGATATAGATATGGATGTCTGTGTATTTGACATTTGGCTCTGGTCATTATCTGATATAACAATATCTCGGATAGTCACACCACGAACATTGTCAGAGATTTCCCGCATAGCGACTTCTTTAAAGTCTTCCCAAACAAGCGGATCAATTAATTCATACAGCATGCCGTATGCTCCAACACCATAGTCAGGGCGCATAACACGCTCCTGCCTAGACACTGTCAAGACATCTAAGATTTGTTGTTTAATAATAGAATCAAAATCACCTACAGTGGCAATTTTTCCATTCTTAAATTGAAATGGTAAGTATATTGCTTTCATTTGGTATCACCATGTACACTTTTGTACAAACCGTAGGCGCACCATGAAACATAACTGCTCATAATAAATGCTCCAATAAGAGTTATTAAAAGTCCTTTAAGGATTACTTTAAACATAGATGTCCTCCATTTGTCTAGATGAACGCCAAATACCATCCACAAATGACGACTCCGGTACCTCAGGCATAGTTGACTGCATAGTCATGTACGCATTGATATCGTTTGTGTCTTTGCGTGACACAGTCATTTGTGTAAAGAACTCATCACGAGTAACTGTATGGGAAACCTCTTTGACATACCAAAAACCCTCAAAGTTAGATTCAAAATTAGAAATACTGACAATCCCACCTGGCAACACCCCCGCAGTACCAGTTAAGGATAATTTTGCGGTAAGAGTGTTAATGCCACGGCTATTAGCCGTAACAATAGTATCTGCCATAGTAGTAGAAGTGGCGTTAATACTAATACTGTCAGTAATATTTATATCAATAGGTTTACCAAATCCAGTAGTTTCATTAAAGTTATTTGATGTATAAGTTTTACCTTTGTTATCTAACACTGTTGCCAACAGCGTATGACTGCTTAATGGATCAATAGAGTCACCAAATATTCCCTGCATTGACAAGATGGTTGCTGGGTATGTCCTAGTATCGCCGTTACGCGCTTTAGTATTTTTAAGTTCGTGATAAGAGATTTGTCGGCCCAACGCATTCATTGGGTTCCATACATGTATATGTGTCTCATGCATTGAGACAGACAAGCCATACATATGTGCAACCTTATTTAAAAACTCCCAGTCAGATTCTTCTGATTGAACAATCCGTGGGTATGCAAACGGTTCAGAAACTGTAGATACGCTGAACTTATATTCGTCTGCCAATGTTGTCGCAACACTTTGAATAGAAGCGTTTTCCCATAGTCGCGTCTTTTTAGAGCGCATCCTGTATGAGGCACCCATACACACAAGTTCAACTAATTGAAATGGGCTTCCGTTAATTACACCGTCAGAGTTTCTAAATGAAGGTTCAACTGATGCGATGTACCCACAGAACTCATGTTTATCTACACCAAACCCCCAGTAACAAAGGACGGGCTTGGATAGGTACTCTGTAAGTAATCGCGGCGGTACACCAGCCACTCGGACACGCAGGATGTCATGCTGGTTTTCAGCAAGTCCCAATTCCATTTGAACAATGGACATATATCGCATAGGGGCGTTGTCTATCACAAAGTTAATATTTGGTGATATGCGACTATGCGATGTAAAGATCATTTGAGCGGAATCCGAATCAAGGTACCTACGGGTATTTCATCGGGGAAAGGGACATGTGGGTTTAAGTCCGCAATCTCCCAATAGCGTTCCGAATCAAAAAGGGTACGATAAGCAATGCGGTCAAAAGTATCACCTTCCATTGCCGTGTAACTGTGGTACCGTGATCCACTACCATATTTACGGGTAGAGATATACGAACCATTTCCGTCAGGTGATGGTTGCGTAAAGTAACGGGATATTGATTGTACAAACGCCATTGTTATTTAATACCATTTCCAAAATTAGTGTGTTTAAAAAGTATGTTTTTTGCGTATAAAGCACTAGTATCTTTAATAGTTGTTGAGTATACTGATTCATTAGAACTATTTGCCTTAGATATCCTTGCAGTAAACTGTATTTCAATATCTAATATTAATGGTGTCTCTAGTTTATTTGCCGAGAATGCTCCGCTTAAGTATAAGTCTTCTGCCTTATCTTTTGATGCACCTGACTCTTTAAATATATTGTTAGTTATGTTGTCGTAAGTCTTATCCCTAGTCCTGTCCTCACTACCATAACTACACCACTTTTTCCATGAATCAAAATCATTAGCAACTGCCTTTTGACCAGTAATGTCCAAAAGAAGAACATCACGACTCATAGCAGAGCCATATTTAGTCCCTGGTCCCTTTTTTGCACCTGATGATGTTACACCATATTGTTTTTCTTGGTCTTTTTCAGGACCTACAAAAGATCGCCATAACTTAATTATTGGTTGATGTTCAATTGTTAACTCATAGTTTGATTCATAAAATAGTTTATTAAGACCCCTATAGTCTGATGGTTGTCCTTGGAATAACTCAAAATTAACAAATCCAGCAACTAATAGAAATGTTTCATAATCTAATATTTTATGAATCTGTTCGTATCCTCTATTCCCTAATACTCCATCAAGTGGATTAAAAAAACCATAATTTCTTTCACTGTCGTCATAAAAATAAGCATTATCTAATGGGTTATTAAACGGTGGATGATCATTATCACTCGTACCACCAACAGCAATTTGGTACTTTCCCGAATCTTTAAGTGCCGCTATCAAGACATCATAGTCGGCACCCTTTTTAATTTCAGGTAATGCTGTAGTACCACCAGCATCAGCAGATGTAGGTGCGGGTTTTAATTCATTTAGTGACTTTGTTAGATATGTATCTTTCTTAGCAAAACCAATATACTTTGCCTCAACTTGAACATTAATGACGCACATAGTTGGCACCATTTTTGTATTAAACTTTGTGAAGTTGACAGATGATGCTTGGATAAAACCATCAACCATAAACATTGACGAGAATACAATTCGTACCGGTGTGCTTACTAGGAATGCGCTGTTACCACGAATTGCTTTAAAAGCATTACTTGCATCTGTCTCTGAAATAAAGTTAGGGTCCGCACCAGCAGATGCCCCTGACGAGGAGTCTGATGAATCCCATGTGCTACTGCGGCTAGATAATTTAGATAAAGCAGAAATAATATCGTCAGAGATACCCTGACCAATAATGCTATCCATAATCATTAGGTCTGCAAGAACACCGATCTGCCCGACATCCTGCCCAGTTGGCATACCACTGTTTACGGTACTGGTGCTACTAGTGGTTCCAGTAGTACCAGTAGAGTAAGCAAAACCACCAACATCAGTAGATTTAGAAATGGGGGAATTTGTTTTGGTGGTATTTGCTTTTTTATTTAAAAAGTTAGTATGGTTGTTGACTTCCATTTCTCGGTTAAGCATGATGTCAAATGAGAAAGTGGCGTTACCTGGAGTTGCAACAGAAAACTGACCTGGGTCTTGAAACAACACATTCGTCATACCACTAGAAAGTGAAACACTTCGCATAATACGCTCAGGGTTAAACTGGAAAAAGAACCTTCGGTTAGGTAAATCTTTTGGTGCCCCATCAACCTCAGTCAACAGGCAACGCATAAAGCCTCGTGATATTGTAGTGGACGGTCCAATACCAAGATTTTGACGAACTTTTCCTGGGAACATAAACTCAGGATTGTCCTTGTCAGTCCGTACTAAAGACTTGTGAGTACCTGGTCCAGTCACTCCAGTTGGCAGGTTGTACCACTGATTTGATGTATAAGAGTCAATTGCCATTATGCATTCCTCATATTCTTTAATCGCATTTCGCGCTCAATAATTGTTACTACCTCACGGGCAATTACTTGTGCATCAGCCTGCGGGTTACCACCACCATTAACATTAATTACTGGTGAGATGTTAAAAGTTGCCCCAGTTGTTAAAGTAGAAACACTCATACCGCTACCTCGCGCTGAGGAACGGATGTCAGGGTCACCCTCTGTACTAAAACCCGCATTTGTTACCGCTTGTCGGGCGGCTTCAGGGTTAGTGCTATATAACGGGTCCTTACCCTTATAAGGACCCCATGCATAGAAATTATTACCACCAGACATCTGAAAGGCGGCTTTCATATTTAGCGCAGGATCATAAAGGTCTTCATTTTTAGAAAGACCAAATTGCTTAAGACGCGCCGGACCTAGGGCACCCAGCATGTTGATCTGCATAAGACCATATGAAAGGTCCTTAGTAGAAGCATCAGGGTTATATGACCCTGCATTCCACCTACTTTCACGGTAAGCAATAGCGACTGCCTTAACTAAATTCTCACCACGGAATCCAGCGTTATATGCAAAACGCGCTACATCTTCACCAGATAACTGACCACCTGTTTTTGTCGGAGTGGAGTTAGGTGTAGACCCAGCACCACCACCTCGTCGTCTCGGACTGCCTGAGCCACCACTTAATCCAGTAGAACCAAGGAACCCACTTGCTCGGAAGGAAGAGATAGCATCAGCCATACTCATTCCTGCAAAGGATGCTGTGGTTATACCCGCAGTAGTTGTATTACCACCAGTATATGAATCACTAGTGTGTTCCGTTTTCCCTGATGGCCCACTTCCTGATGACATTGGTTCTCCACCCCAAGGGCGTCCCTGCTTTTCATACTCAGTACGACCATTAGGGAGTTCTGCTGGCTGGACATGCCAAGGTTCTCCCATGCCCGCAAAGTGTTTCAAACCAAAACGACCAGCGTTTGCTTGTACCCAAGCCATATCACCAGTTAAGTCAGCCGCAAGACCAATTTCGTGCATTGATCGTCCAGGGGGTGCGGCTTGAGCGCCACTTACATGCTCCCAGTAAGAACCATCCCATTCCCAGTTCTTCTTACCGTTAGCATCAGTAGGACTAGAAGTCTTACGGTAACGCGAGCGGAACATAGTTTCTTGCTCAGCCTTACTACGGTAACCTTGACCAATACCCACCTTGCCACCTGAAGCGGCAACAAGTTGATCTACGCGCTGTTGCATCGTAGGGTGCATTTTCCCTGAACCACCTGCTGTGTTTGGGTCACCAGTTTTACCGATTGAGGGTAGATTACGCCCAGGACCTGGGTCACCCCCATCTATGGATGAACCAAAAGCAGTTGCCAACGCTCCAAGAGCCATTAGTGGTACACCAAACGCGGCGCCAGCACCAGTGGAAGACATTGCGGCACCAGCCAACATAGCGGCTGGTCCTACTGCCTTAAGTGCACCACCAGCGATCTTACGCCCAGGTTTGGTTTCAATACCCTTACCAATAACTCCTTGGAGTCTTTCTTCAAGTCTTCCAAACATTTGCTCAAGGCTTTGGGTTGCTTTTTCAAGTTTGGCAAAATTATCCTGTTGACGACCGTAGAAGTCTTCTTCACGGTTAGTCTTAACCTTCATAGTTTCTTCAATTTGAGTAGCAAAGTTATCTTCAATACCTACAAATTGCCTTTGGGATTTACTGGAAGGGTCGTACATTCCCTTGCCGCCCTTGGCACCATATTTTTGGTTTGCCATGGCGTACTGGATAACTAGGTCCTGTGTAGCAGTATCCACACCCATGTCTGCCAAGCGGGCACGAGTGTTACTTCCTTGTTGTAATGCCCCACCAGGATTTCTGAGGTTCATTAAACCCGATGCTCGCGCCAAGTTTTGAATAACTTCCGTACCACTACGCTGACCACCACCCGGTTTATAGAGGCTTTGACCAGTCATCATGAACATACGGTTAGTGGTTTGGGCGCTACCCAAACTAGTGAGCATGCTGGTAACACCCTCAGCACCAAGGCTGTACCCCGATAATGCGTTCAGACCCTCAACAGTAGAAGCGTTACCAAGGGCGCTAATACCAGTAGATGCCTGCATACCCATTAGGGCGTTGATGCCATTTTGACCAAGGCGGTAGTTAGTTAAAGGCTGGCGATAGGCACTGCGAACACCAGCATTACTGAGACCAGTAATCTGCTGGTACAAGACTGACATTTTGTCAGCGGATGATGAGTATTCGTACCCTCGCGCAATACGCGAGTCCATAGCCGAAACGCCAGCACCAACCACACTACCAACTGCGGTAGCCGCCCCAACTGCCCCCATAGCAAATGGGGAAGCGTTTTGTTGGAATACCTGCAATGCAGACATACCACGGCTACTACCACTACCACTCGCGGCTGGATTGATTGCGTACCGCGTGTTGCTACTAGTAGTAGATACAGGAGAACTACTAACTAGAGTGGGGTGACCCTGTGATCCTGGGGTAGCACCAGTAGTAACACCACTGCTACTACCATTAATACCCTTTAGAGCCGCGACAGCCTTGTTACCCTTAGCGGTAATTAGGTCTAATGATTTAGCAACACCATCAAGGGCACTTTTTAAAGCATTTGCTTGCTTTGTTAGTTTTGCAAGACCCTTTTGGTCACCCGAAATAACAGGCATAGACGCAGAACCACTGCTATTTCCTGAAATGTTTGGTTCTGCCATCACTACCCTCCGTTACTTTGCCACCGTGCTAACTTTCCCCAGAACAGCCGTTCTCTGACGGGCATGTTCTTTATCTCGTTTAAAGAAAAACCTTTGTACACAGTGGCTATGGAGTTGTATTCCCAATATATATTATCAATATTAACCGAATAAAAGTGAGACCCAGTCAAACATCAATGTAATCTCCTCACTACAGTGTCCGCACGGGGCATTCACCTCCCGAGGACTCGGGCCTACTTTGGCGCTGAATACTGCACTGATAATGGTAGAACGATCCGCGATACTAAGATTCCGTGCCCATTGTTCTTTATTGGGCACATCAATCTGAGCGCAACGGGCGATCATCATGGTGTTCTGTTGGGCTGTATTTTTACCTGAACGACCAATCCGCGCACTGTCATCAGAGTTAGGGTGATTCAACACGAGTGTTGAGCCATCCCTGAGGACAACCTTGATGGGCTTGCGGGCTGATTCCTGATCTCCCTCAATTGGGAAGTCAGAATGCAGGTCAATAAGTAGATCGTTTGATTGATTGCAATGCGGACACGAGACTTTGAATTCTCGCGTTTCACCGTATGTGGCACGGATAACCGCCAAGAACAACAAGTCCCGATCCCCAATAATTAACTCATTGAGAACTGCTGGAGTTTGTTTAACTGAGATATCACCAATTGAAACAACAACGCGCTTCAACAAGGCAAGTACATACTCGCCATAGTTAGAAGTCGTTCGGGCTTCCATACTGGAAAGGAATTCTTCATCCTCACCAGTCATTTCCCGAACGATTGCGTTTGTAATCCAATCACTTCCTAATTCAATTCCACGGATAAGTTCAACACTAGTATTGGGTGACTTAGGCATGGTTGGTGCGCTCTCCGTAGAGATAGCATCAAAACTTTGGACATTTGTTGTCATGTAATGCTCCTTATTACTTACTTCTAATGTAGCACCCTAATAGGTGTTGTGTATCAGGTTGGGTCCCAGTTAATTTCAAAACCTTCATGGTTAACTGTCATCTGCTGAATCATGATTGAACTGTTACCAGCGTTGAGGTCACCCAATGCAAAGCCAGCGGGCCATGCGTTATAGATTGTGAATTCAAGTTTCTTATTACCAGGAACAACATTGCGTCCAGCCGAACCTGGGTCAATTGCGTAACCAGCGTTACCGCCCTCTGCAATAGCCGCCGAATACGGGTGGTCATAGACCGTTACAATAATGTTACAACGGTAGTCATTACGACTGCCAGTGCTACCAGTATTGTCAGCAAGGGAACCCTGGGTCCATGAGTGCATGAATTGTTGCCAGCGCCACAATTGGTCCTGCTTTTCAAACACACCACGACTAAAAGTAATGGGGTTAAAGTCTGACTGACCAATCATCTTGTGCGGATGGGTGTTCATACCACCTTCACGATAAGGGATCATTTCGTTGGTAACGCTCAGACCAGTAACAACAGCAAAACCAAGATTACCGATACCTGTGGTAGCGGATTCCAGTTCCCCTGTTGGGATAATTTTTACCGTGAACTTAAAGTCACGCAATGGATCGGTACGAGTTAAAACTGCCATGTTTCTCCTTAGATAGTTTCAATGGTGGTATTTCCACCAAGCCATTGACTTACATTAATAACAATAAATTCTGCTGGGTACAACAATGACACACCGATTTGTATATTAACTTGTCCATTATCAATAGATGTTGATGTGTTATTTGTGGAGTCACACACAACATAGAACGCCTCACTTGGGGTACGACCCTTAAGACCACCTGATCCCCAAAGGTCACTCAAGAACTTATTGAGTTTTCCAGTAATACTTGCCCACAGGCGCGAATCGTTGGGTTCAAAGATGGCGAACTGGGTTAGTTCCTTTGAGCCATTCTTGACATAGTTCAAGGTACGACGCACGGGAATGTACTTGTCAGGCTTAGTCAAGTTCAAGGTACGGGCACCTTGGATGATGATTCCAGCACCAGGCACTGCCTTAAAGGTGTTAACACCTGATTCATACAGCAAACCAACTGTTGACTCCGAGAATGGAGTAGCAAGACCAAGAGCGTTGCGAACCTCAAGACCATAACCTGCGGGGGCCTTAGCAACCGTGCGCTCTACTTCAGTGCGGGCAAACATACCAGCGACTGCACCACCTGGGAATGTGTTACGAATTGCTCCGACACCAGTCTTAGTGGGGTCAGTCATTGTCAACATTGGGTAGTACATTGCGCCATAACCTTGATTAGCGTTATAAGTGTTAGCCACTCCTGAGATAGCAACCTGAGTTGTTAATGCGGGGTCTGGGTCAATGATTACAAATGAATCACCACGGGTCTGGGCAACTGAAAGTGCTGACTTAACAATTTCAGAACGGAATTGTCCGACCGCGTTAATAATGAGAGGCTCAGGAAGGTCAACCAACTTATTAAGTGCAACAGAGAACGGGATGTCCCAGTCCGCAGGTGCGGTTTCTCCAGCGGCGGCAGTACCCTCAGTACCACCAGTAAGTGACTTTGTAATAAATCCAGAAACGCTTGCGTTGCTATAACTAAACCCAGCAGATGCTGATGTTTGTGCCGCAAAGTTAGTGATGTTTACATATGAAGAGTATGTGTTAACAACGGTTGGTGCGTAACGACTACTGCTTGGTGATGGACTGAGTTCATTCCATGATTCAACTTCTGCGCCATTCAAGGACACTGACAAGTTGAATGTTGGGAAGGTATTTGTAGCCACATCCAAAGATGTGGTACCAGCAGTGGTTGTCAACGAGATGTTATTACCAAAGGTACCTGGATCAAGGGCTGTGGCGTTAAACAACGATGCCGATGCGCCAGCAGTGTTTGGCTTGTAGAACATAACCGAACTAGCAGTGGCGGTAACAGCATTAGCGTAGACAGCGCGTGATACATAACAAGCACGACCACCATTGGCAAAGAACTGGTACACGGCATAACCCAAGTCATACGCCTGGTTCAGATCACCGAACTGTGCGGTGTATGAAGACCATGAGGTAATCAATGTTGGGGTAAGCGGGCCACGAGGGTTAATGCCAACAAAAGCCGCAGTAGCGGTCCCATTGTCTGCTCGTACGATTGTCTTTAACGGAGATTCTGTTACATAGACTCCGGGGCGGGTATAAGCCATGAGTAATCCTCCAGTGGATTAATTAATAGGTTTCGGTCAGGTTGGAGTTCTTATCAGAAATACTACTACTAATTGTAGCAACTCGCTTAGAGGCTACCATACTAGTAGTTGTCATTTCTGCGGACATTTTTAGTGTATACACTTTTCTAAATATCCTCTTTCGGTAACCAGCCTCCGGGTCAAGGAGGTCGGCTGTAACCCAATCAAGGAGATCAAACCTGCGGATGGTTCCATCCTCAGGAACATCTATAAAGCCATAGCGCAAACGGGCGCGACTATGAAGCATTTGAGAACTAAGTTGGCGGTCATGTAAGGCAGAGCGGGTGTAGGTGGAGACCTGGTACAGGATGTCTACTGGCACAAATTCAGTGGTAGTAACCATAGGTGCAGAACCAGCAAATTGCGTAAAGTTTTGGTGCTCACTAGGCCAGTACTGAAGGTCATTTGGACCCGTATATTGCAAAGAAGCGGCTCCGCTAGTGGAGGCATATAACTGTACTTCTGAATGCTGACGGTCCAAGGCATGGACAATGTCAATCATTTCAATAGTAATAAATGGGTAGGTACGCTCTGTGTCACCCTCAGGGTAACGGAAGAACACCTGTACGGGTCGTGCCGCATTTTTATCGTCTGTTACGGTCATACCCGAGAAACGGGTCTTAACAGCGGCGTCTTCCGCCAACAGGAATCCAGGGTTAGTCATTCCATGACCTCGGCTAGGGCATTATCAATAATTTTAGCCAGTACATCACCGCTATTTGCCATAGAGCGAATACGACCACCAGCACCACTATTAGGACCACCGTACTCAAGTTCCATATACTTTTGCTCAATCTCGGAGCCACCCTGTACGGAATATGAGAGCGACTGCCCATCGGCAGAGAGGTCAATTGTAAGATGCGGGGCAACTTCAGCCCACTCGGCATGCGTAGCCAGGTTAGAACGCGCTTCTTTTTCGTACTTTTTAATGCCACTTGTAACGGCTTTACTAAACTTGTTATCCTTACCCTCAAAGGCTTGGATCATCTGAACAACCGGATCATCATCAGAGATAGGTATTAATGAGTCCCTATAAGCCATAGATTTGATGCCAAAGGTATAGAAAGACATAACTACCTCCTTTGAGAATCTAGGCAATGTACATTGAAGACGCGCATCTCCAATACATGTATTTTATCCTAAATTTGCTATTGATGTAGGCCAAGGAAGGTCAGAAATTGAATAAGGGGTAGGACCTGGATCATTGACCATTTCCTGTGAGATGTAGGTCTCAATACCCTCAACGACGAGCATGACATCATCTCGGGCGCGACCACGGACTCGGTAAGACACCACGCTGAAATAGCGACCGTCATACTGGAACATGTCGTTCAAGCGGTTCTGATACTCCCAAGGAGCAGTAATACCAGCGGCTCGGAAGTCGTCAATGGACGCCACGAAGTTAGTCAATTGAGTAGGCTGACGACCTTCAGGAATAGCGCGCTTTTGGTCCTCAGATTCAGTAATCATTAGGACTGGGACGACTACGCCAGTCTTGTAGCGCCGACCACCATTACCGTAGGTGCCCTCATCATAGACATCGTCATAGAGGCTAGAAGCCGAGGCACTGTTACCTAGCGGTATAAACTCGTGCCATACGATGGACTCTCCAGCCTGATCGTGGTACGAGCGGTAATGCTTCCTAATTATGGATAACTCTCTGCGGACATCCATAATCAGAAGTACGAAATGTTAGAGAATGATCCGGTAGGAATAGCGCCATCAATAAGAACATCTGTACGAAGTTCTTCTTCCTTGATTTCATGCTCCACGATACCCGCGTCAATAGTGGGCCATAGGCGTTCAGGCATTGTGTAGTCCCCAAGTTCACGAGCACGGTACAGAGGAACAAGGAAGTTAGTACTACGGGAAGTACGGCGGAGGGTGAATACCTCCATGCGGTCATAACCAATATTAAGAGCGACGGCGTGGCGCTTGTACTCCTCTTCCCACTGGGCAAGGAGTCCTTGTACCATGCGGAAACGCTGACTGGCTGGGATATGGATTGATTCTGAGGTCATGACATCAATGTCACGACTGAACTCAGTCATCAATGCCCATAAAGATTCACAGATTGCGGCGATGCCAATGGCATTGATAACAACAGGGGCTAGTTCTTCAATACCAATACCAGTATTTACTAGGTGCTTTTCAACGGCATGTTTAGTATAAAAACTAAGATCGGTGGGCGTAACCCATTCATAGTAGTAACCCTCAACAAGCAAGTTTGTTCCTGAGGGCAAAGTACTAGCGAGTCGGAGCACACCATTACGGGAGTCAATTGTATAGTCGGAAGGAGCAAGGGTTGAGGCGGAGCCTGACCCCGAATGCTTGGCAACCCAAATACTGCTGGTGTCAAGGTTGATATGACCCAACTCATATGTGCGACCTACGACGGGAAAAGATACCTGAAAGAACTTCGGGAAATCTCGTAGATAGGTTCTTGCAATTTCCTCAATATCTTTAATAGTTGCCATGAATCCCTATCTTACTATTGATCGCCGGAGCCTGCTCCCGGAATTGAGTCTTGTGCGGCCTGGTTAACGCCTGGTTGAGTATCTCTAAGTCGGTGAACCATAAAACCGCGCTTCAGAATGATCTGCTCCGCGGGTACATTTTCAACTGGTTCAATCGGTGTATCGCTCATGTGTGGCGAATAAACCAGCGAACACGGATGCTCTTAGAAAGGATACTGAATGCACTAGTGGAACCAGTACTACTTGTAGTACCCGCAACAGTACCCACATCAATAGTAGTAGTTGTACTACCAATATTAGTATTTACTGCAAGGTTTGTAGGAATAGTAATTGATGCGGTACCACCAGTGGCAGAGTTACCTGTTAAGGCATCTCCTGATTGAGAACCCACAACCATTCCATTGTTATAAGCACTCGTGGAGTAATACGGAACCTCATAGTGTGCGCCACTAGGCATATTTGCATATCTAATGGTGTAATACTCAGTATTACTTGCTTGACCAGTATTGGTGTAATGCCTATGATCCGTACCTGTAACAGAGCCAGTCAATGTAGTGGCGGTAGTAGGGTAACCAGTCTTAGTACCAAAACTTGTTGTTCCAGACTTATTTCCAACTAAGGTGCTATGTGTGTGGGTATGAGCAGGAAGTGTAGACAGACTTAAGGTAGCCGTATTTGCTGAACTGGCTGTCTTGCCATCTGTACTAATTTGTGCCGCAGTTGCGCCAACTACACCAGTATCATCAACTAGGTTTGGCAATGAGAATGAGTCACCACTACCACCAAACGAGTAACCAATTGCGTTAAACAATGGTAAGTACTGGTTTGAGTTGGCGCTCTTAGAGAGAGTCTGACCATTACATTCAAGGTAAAAAGCGGCATTGGGGGATGCGGTGGTGTTATGCGTACCAGCAAAGGCAAAGATGCCACCAATGGGAATCTTTGCTCCCTCAACATCAGCACTTGTGGATAATGTCGCCCAAGTAAGGGCGGCAGTTTTAATGTAAGTAACGCCACCAGAAATAACAGTATCTCCAATGACATCCTTAGCATTAGATGTAGGAGCAGACGCAGTAGTGTAAGTGACAGGCGCTGAGTTTAAAACGCGCTTATCCACGATATTTGCATCAGTTAAAGTTCCTGATGGAATGCGGTATACAGAGCAAATTAAGGCATCGGTACTTGGATAGTAGTTAGAGCCAACTAAGGGAGTAGTCCCACTAGCGAGAGTGTTAGTACTCTGTGGAAGCGTAGGGTTAGTATCATTCTCAGCACCCGATACTAGCGTAAGTGTGGCGGTACTTCCTGACAGACGAACCACAATAAGGTCAAACCGCGTGGCGGTTGCGTCGGCGGGGGTAAAAGAAAGCGCATCAAAAGAATAGGGCACTCCATTAATAATGGCTACACCAGCGGCAACACTTACTGTGGTGCCACCTGCGACCGTAACCCCACCGCCACTGCGAATATAGTTCAGGGTATTTCCAAGTGCTTCAAAGTCAACCGAGTCGGGTTCGGCTTGGTTGATGTTTGAGTACTTGTTGGAAGACCCTGTCGCAGTAGCGTTGGGGACGATCAGTGCCATTAGTTACCTCAGAGGGTGTCGTAGATGTTTGAGTGCTGTACGAGGTAGTTGTAGAGGTCGCGTGGGAGTTTGTAACGCTTACCGTCTACGAAATCAAAGGTGCTACGGCCCCAGTACATTTTCCATGTACCTTTAACGCGAGCAGTGACAAAATCACTTGCCTGTGCGCTGGCCTTAGACTCAGTGACAGCCTTAGGGGTTTCTTCCAAGACTTCCACTGCTTCATCAATGTCATCTTGTTGTTCTGCAAAAGCCATCGTATCTTTACGCGATGCCATGTTTTTCTCCTATTGTTTGTTGTGTGAAATTATTAATGGTGGGGGATTTCTCCCCCACCACCAACACTAGACTGATCCAGGGGATCAGGCGATTGAGCCACCGAGGGTGTTCAAGATAACGCGGGATTCGTGAGTGATAACTCCGAAGCCCCAAATTGCGTACCAAGCCAAACCGTGTTCACGACCGAAGTCAATGACACCACCGTCACGGAGTTCAACCGGGAGGGCAATAGCGTGACCGAATGCGTTGTCACCGATCATGATGGCGTTGTAAGCATTAGCGTTTTCCTGGTAGCCCGCCGAAGCGTTGCTGTCCAAGGTTGCGCCAAGTTCGTACAACGGAGCGCCAGACGCAGTTGCGTCCAAGCCCTTCTTGACCTGTGTGGTTTCAATGAACACGACATCGTAGATACGACCGATTTCACCGAGCATGAAGTTGCCAGGTGCGGCGTACTTCGTGACTTCAATAAACTCGGGCCAGTCGCGGAGCGAGCGGCTCTGTGATGGGTGAACGAAGCAGACATAGGTGTCGCCCAAACGCGGGATGTTCTGACCCGCGAGAACTTCAACTGCGTCCTTGATGGATGCAGGCGAGAGGTAGCCAGGTGCAGAAGCGGTACCGAGGGTACCCGAGTCGTACGGGCTGAGTGCGCCACGAGCCGAAGCGGCGGTGCGACCGAAGACGACCGACGGAGCAACAGCAGAGCCGCCACCGAAGGGAACGCCAGCCTTGTACAAGGTGTTACGGGCTTGGGTGTCCATGCTTTGTGCCATGTGGCGACCGAGCAAGCGTGACGATGAAGCCATAACATCGTCAAACGATGCATTGAGCAACAATTCAGTAACGGCAACAGCCTGACCGTTTTCAGATACGGTGATCTGAATCTGGCTAGCGGTCAACGAAACTGGCTCCATACGCACACCTTCAGTAAGGTTTGCGCCTGAGTTCTCGTCTACGCTGAGGTTGTTGTAGCGCATGAAGTTGATGGTTAAACCCGGCTGAACACCGAGTTCCGTCTTCTTCACGGCGAACTGCTCAAAACGCAGGACGGGCATGGCTTGGAACAAGATTTCCTTGGACCAAATCTGTTGAATTGCTGGGGAAAGAGTTGCGTCACTGGAATAACCGGTCGTGGTAATTGAACCAAGACCTGCTCCGGTAATCGCACCTCCTACTGGGGCGGGAAGGGCCATTTTAATATCCTCCGTGGATAGTTAGTTGTTGGGTTATTTGGTTTTAGAAACGGCCTCGGGAGGTCCGAGTCGCTTGCATGAGCCGTTCGCGCATTTTCGTGTACTGATCCATCGGCATATTACGGATATCATCCGCAGACATCGTTTGGTATTCCTGTTGGTTGTCCATTGGCCCAGTCGGGGGCGCAGTTACCTGCGGTCCCCGCAGACGACCACTTTGTGAGGTCGCCTGTTGGATTGATTCAATTATAGCACTACTCCGATCACGAAGTACTGCAATACTGTTTTCAATATCTTCTTCACTATTACCCGCAATGAGGTCAATCAATTCCGGGATAATTGTTTCTTGCTCTTCCGCCAAACGGCGCTGACGGTAAGAATCAATCTGCTGGATGCGTCGTTCTTTTTCAAGAAGCGCTTCCTGCACTTGGCGCTGTTGTTCCATGTCTTCAAACTTGGAACGCCATTCCTGCTCAACCTGGTTAATGCGCTGGTTGAACTCATCTTCGCGCTTGGCGAGGAGTTCTTTTGCGCTGAGTTCTTGGATTTCGCGCTGGCGGAGGATTTCAGCCTCAGTCTTGGCGCGCTCATCGGCTTCTTTGCGAGCGGCTTCGCGCTCCTGAGCGATGATGCCCAATTGCTCCTCAAGGGTCTTGACACGACCGTCAGCGTCTTCAACGCGTCGGTACAACTTGTCTTTCTCCTGACGGCGAATTGCTTCAACCTCAGTCTCAGTGAACACGCGACCCTCAGTCTTAGGGGCCTGCTGTTCTTGGGATGTGCTTTCAACGGGGATCATAATCCCGTCACCATTAAAGGCGTTACTCATTTTCCTTACCTCTTTGTTGTTGGGCTTTTATTAGCAATTGTTAAATAACGGTTTTATTCTTCGTCGGGCACACGACGCTGGGCAAGCCTTGCTCCGTATGCTCGTTGGATTATGTTGTTAATCATCTGTCCTTCGGCGTCACCGATACCTCCCATAGGAGGACCTGCTTGTCCTTCGGCTGTGTTTTCACCACCAGATACTACACTATTCTCTCCACCTTGTCCGGGGAAAATACCAGTAGTAATCATTACTGCCTGCTGTATTTGAGCGCGCACCATATCTAATGCACCTTGGTCCAAGGCGTCGTCACGCAATTCCTCAAAGATTTCAAGCAATTTCTCACGGGGGAACTCTTCGCCAAGAGCGCGCAATGCGCCTTCCTTGGACTCTAAACCAAGAGCCATCTTGGCTTGAACTTCGTTAAGTTTGATAAGAACATCAACAGGCAATGGCTCAGGCCAGTGAACTTGGGTCTGGTAGGTAAGCGGGTCAGCAGGGTCAAGCGCATACGCCTGATCAGGCTCGGGCATTGCCCCAAGGCTTGGGTTGTATTGAAGCATCTGAGGTTCAAATACAGCCGCAGTACGGATGATTACTTCGTTGATCTTTTCTAGACCCTTAGTGAAGTGAATCTTCTTTTGGTTGTACTTATTCATCATTGGCTGGTACTGGATAGCCAATGCCACGCCTGATGTATTAGAGACTGGTTGGAACTGACCTAAGGCTGTCTCAGGTACACCAGTGATTTCGTGCATGGCGCGCTTAATGAACTGGATGTATTCCAATGCACCAGCCATGTTTCCGCTGGATTCAAGGTTGAATACACTGGCGTCCTTAGGAAGACCAGCCCAAACCTTCTTAGGTCCGCGCTCTAACTGGCTTGCCTTGGCGCCAGTGATGATAGTGACTGGTGCGGCGTGGTAGTTAATAATGTCCGATACTTCAGTCATCTTTTCATTCAGTTCGCGGTTGAGCGAGATGATGTCCCAGATGTCCGAATGACCCCATGGCGATGACGAAATGGTCATGTTAGGGATATGAATGATAGGAATAACACCAATAGCGTTATCGTATTGGTCAATTAATTCATCATTGATGTACTGCTCTACAGAATCCTCAGTCAAGATTTCAGTAAAGGTGTACACCTGACGGGTTCCCTCAGGGCTGGTACCCCAAAAGCGGTACTTTAACTTAAACCGCAAAATACGGTCACGGTCGTGTGGGTGATACTCAGGGAAACAGTGTGCTGGGTTTAGCGGAATAACGCGAATACGACCAGCGTGAGTGATGCCAGCGGAGTCAACAAAAGGTTCTTCGTAAGCGACCTTGACAAAGCAGTCACCTGTTACACCAGCCAACTGACCCATTTCCCATAAGACATAATGCTTAGAGTTATGTTGTTCCCATACTGTTTGGAGCAAATGCGGGATAATGGCGGCGTTCTGTTCTGGCGTTTTGAACTGGATGCCTTTACCAAAGCAGAAGTTAGTGATGTAATCCGACATGGTGCGGATGTAATTCATTGTGATGTTCTGTTCGCCCATCTCACGGCGGTAGGACCAGTGGTGACCGAGGTACCAAGCCCAGCACGATGAATAGCGGTTTAGGCGCGGTCCATGTACTTCAAATTCCTCATCGGCTAACTCCACCAAGCCCAAAGGCGAGATAGAAACCGTGAGGTCGCTGGATGATGCTCTATAGGATGGTGACCAAAAGTCAACGGGCATTGGGGTTAATCCTTAGGTAATCCGAGTTGTTCGGCTAAAATTGATGCTTCTACGCCGACCATTTCTTGACGAGGTGGAAGAATGCTTACACGGCGTCGTCCCGATGTGGGGTTAATGCCCTTGTCTGTCACAAGAGGTGAAGTTCCCTCATGCCAAAATTGCTCTGGGTGTAAGTGCGTAGGAATTGGGATGTCACCCAAATAAGACTTTTTGGCTGTGGGTCCAACATTACCTACAGAATCTTGACGACCCAATGCTCCAATTTGCATAGCGGCTTCAAGACCACCAGCAGTTTTTGGTAGTGCCACAGAGGTATCTTGCTGAACAATGCCAGTTGACGGATCATGCCAGCCACCTTGAATCATGTTTGCTCCTGGGGAACCCAGTACATCTGCGTTTCGTCGGTTAAAGTCAAGAAGTTGGGTAGTTGCAGGTTCAGATGGGTCTACTGCCACTTCAGCCCCACGACCTGATTCGGGTGCATAACCAACAGAAAGAACATTACGAGCAGGACCACCTGCACCACGACCAGATGTGCGTATAGAAAAGCCCTCGTCGGGTTTTTGTGGTCCGTATTTTGCAATTTCAGCAGGTGACAATTCACCACGACGAGTATCAGAGCGTGAACCTCGGTTTTTACGGCGTAGACCCATCAACTGTCCCCTGACTTCTTTATCTTTACGGGAGTAATAGACCTAATCATACCACGAGGAATATGCATAGGATTTGAACAAATAAGTATACCATCATCGTCATAATAGAAGGACGAGTACAAGGTCAGGTACTTCTCGGCATATTCATCTATAACCCAGCCAATAGTAATGGGGTCAATAATGCGTGGTTCATACTTGGCTGGATCAATCCATCCACCAGGGCCATCAAACGCGTCATCCCAAACGACAACAACTGCCTTAAGGTTTTCCTTGTCAGACATACGACCCACCCCAATCATTCCGGAGAGTAAACCTTACCACGGAAAAAAGCGGTCTTATTATGGATAGGTATCTGTTCGTACCAAAAGGCGCCTTCGCCATCCTCATAAGAGACAACGGCTAGACCCTGTTGCCAGTCCTCCACAATGGTCATTGGGCGACCATCTAGGTCCATACCGCCCTTGGTACTGGGTACAGCACCGTCACAGCGGGCTAGTGTCCCTGGGGACGCCGCCATGATGGTCTTTGCCCCATCCCAGTCCTCGCGTGACCGTTCAGCCCATTCCCTACGGTGAATGTGCCCGTAGATGACGGATACCTTGCTGTCGTTGAGGTAGGCGTGGGCGGTTGAACCGTTAGACCTGACCTTGTTTCCGTGGATGACTTTGAGCCTTTGATTAATCCATACTTGTCCAGCAGGGTAGCCAGCCACATAATTAACCCCGTAATCATTGAAACGACATAGATAAGGCACACTAAGGCAAGGCCAAGAATCCGGAGTATTCCCCCGACGCAAGCCGAACGAAACCTTTGCATTGTCCAAGATGAAGTTGACGAGTCGTTCTTCATGGTTACCTGAAATCCAATCTATGACGGCGTTTGGTGCGGCGGCACGAAGTTCCGCGCATAGTGTTGTGGCGCGGTCAATAGATGCCTGAGTAGTAATTGCGTATGCTGGGCTGAGACGGTACTTACCAAACTCAGGAAAGTCAAGGTTGTCACCGACCATGATGATTCGGTCAGGATTCAACTTCTTGATAATTGCCATGGAGATAGAGAGAGCCTCTTCATCATGGGTGGGTTCCAGGCTCCCGTCAGCATTTCGGTAGTAACCGATCTGCATGTCGGGGAGGATAACCGCTACTTTGTATCCCTCTGTATTACTTTGTATTACTTTGCGTACTGGGAGTTTGATTGACGGCCCTGGTTGTACCACGGGCCAATCAGGTCCTTCAGCCCACTTGGGGTTGAATTGGATACCCATGAGGTCATGAACCTCAGCCTGACCTTGGTCATTCTTAGTGAGTGACTGGTAGAGGGATACGCGCTTGATTGATCCCACTTCTTCAACATCAATGTTATTGCGGTTTAATAACTCCGCAATCTTTCCCAATGTTGCTTTTGCTGGGGGTGTTCCTAAATCATCACTAAGGCTTGCCACAACTGCACTTCCCCTTTATATGTCGTTCTATGGTGCTTCGGCTAATTTGATGTCCGTGCTTAACTAGCACATTCGCTAACCACATAGAAGAATATACCTTAGACCTACCCTTTCCTGGGTCAGTCATAATTCTTTCTAATGCGGTGTTTAGTGCGGTTAGTTCATCTCCGTGAAGTTCGTCCCTGAGAGTGGCAATACCACACCCCCAATTAATTGGACCACGCGAGAGCAATTCATTACTTAACTCGCTCAACTTTCTGCTCCTTATTGTGTGACATTTTCTGGATTCCTCCAAGAACTGATATCAACCGTAGCACCTCTTGCTCCTCTGTGTGTCCACGGGGCGCAAGTCTCTTAAGATATTGTGTAATTAATGCGGCATCTGACGGGCGCATACTCTCTCCTTCTACTGGGAAGGAAAGGTTATCAGAGCCTAGAAAGTACTGTTATTGCGATAACAATTAGAACAGGCTACCTTGTTTAAACTTCTTCGGAGGAAGTGGATTCCCATCCTTACCTGTTGCGGGAGGTGGGGCATTTTCATCCACTTTCCATGATTGCGTTTCTTTATCCCAATTTTTATTGTTACTGGTACGACCCTCTAGGTGGATACCTTTAGCCGCCATATCTTTAAGTTTACCCTCAGCCTTTTTACCTCGTTCATCTGCCCTAACTGCCTTATCCCAAATTCTTTGTTGTTTGTTGAATGGGGCATCTGCACCTACATTTTCTCGCATCTGCGTCCATGCAACTGCTTGCCCCGTACGAGAGGGCAGATATATTGGGTTGTCAAATTGATCAAAAGAAATAGGACCCATTGCCGCGGCAGAATCACGAGTAGCCTTATTATCAAAGGCATGCCTAGTTCCGACCGGAGTTATTTCTTTAGGTGTACCTTCTAGACCTAAACCTTCTTTTGTTAATCGGCTTGTACTTGCAACAGCACCAACATCTGTAACTACTCGTTTACCTACGGAAGACTTTTTCCCTTGGCGATTTACATATGTACCAAGTTGACCAGTACTTTCTGCTTGTTGCCATGTATCTTCGGCGGTATGTGCATCGGGGTCCAAAGACGGGTGGATTGGTTCATCCTTTGATCCACGACTAAAGATCATCATTCCTTGATTTGGGTCTCCATGCACCCAGTGATGTGTAATATTTAAATCATCTTGATGCACAACAGACGCAGTTTCCCCAGCCTCAGCGGTTGAGGTTCCATATGACCAAGTTTTTGGTGTTGACGCTGGGTCAAAGCCAACGGTTATTGGTGACTGTCTTCCTGAAACTACATCAGGGTGGCGCATCATCGTAATTGCTTCTGCAACATTATCTTGGTGAGGGCGACCAGTAAGAACTAAGGCTTCATGGTCAGTAGATGTTACGGACTTAGCAGTGGTGGCGTTTGCTCCTAAATGCTCACTAGCGGCTCGTTGAGCCATAGCGGCAATTTGCGTAGGTTCAAGTTTAGATACTGGGTGTGCTTCTCCTACATTTACTCCTATTTCTGCGGCAAAACTAGGATCATGAACCGTAATAGTATGACCTGATGATTCTTTTGTTAGTCTATGAAGACCATGAAGTCCTGCAATTTCATCATCAGGCGATTTAGTAGATGATAGTTTTCCACCAATAGCCGCGGCAAGTAATGGGTCCATTTCTCCACCAGTAGCGGCGTGTTGCCTACCCTTGTGTTCACTGTACCAACCAGCACCACGAGGTAGTTCTCTCTGACCCGTAACAGTACTACGCATTAGAGCGTTATTCTTGGCTTGAGTAAGTAACTCAATCCGTGATTGAGTAGCACCTTTTAATGTAATTGGCTTATCTTTAATGGTTGGATCAGCCAGCATATCTTCCATATTTCGTTTTGATAATTCATACTTTGCACGACCTTCTTCTTTCATAGAAGAAGTAGCAAGTCGTGTGTCAATGTCAGCAATAGCCTGAGGAAGATTTGATCTGACATTTCCTAAAGGGCGCAACCCTGCCGAGATTGAACCTTGCTGTTTTTTAGTAAAGTCTTCCCACATTGCAGGCCGATCAATACCTGCCGCTCCGCGTCGTGATTCTCTCTCAACCATTACAGAACCTTAAACTTTCCTGGGGTGTAAGAACTATGACCGAAACGACCAGGAATATAAGAAGTCTTACCAGCCTTATAGCGGTTATAAGATGAGACGCCCTTACGGCGTAACTTATTAGAATCAAACTTCTGACCTGGGTTAGAAATTGTAGAGTTGCCGTACTTACGGCCCTCTAGGTCTAACTTCTCAGACTTGAAGTTCTGCATCGGGTCAAGCACAAATTCACCAATACCTGATGCATAGCGGGGCATATTGAGTGCTACTTTGCCACCAAGGGGGCTAGGCACGAAGGGGCTAGAAATCTTGGTAACAATACCAAAGTTGTCAGCGCGCGCCGTAACTAATTCATTACCTTTTTGGACGCGACGAAACATCCCCGCAACTGCCTGATAATTAGACAGTTCCGGGGATGACCCGAATGTACTACTCGGTGCCGGGCCAACTACCGAGAAATTCCCGGTATCACCCATGATCAGTCGTAAACGACTGTTGGGTTCGGGCGGTTCATGTGACCACCCGTGTTGTACGAGTATTCAAATTGCGGGATGTAGTCTCCAGCCATTGAACCCTGTACGAATTCACCAAGAACGGTCGGGGCTTCAATCCACGAAGACGACCCGATGTGGGCGCGCTCGCGCATTGTTTCCTCAGCGTACTTGTAGAACATCTCAGGGTTGTTATGGTTCTGTCGCATGGGCGACGGAGCGGTGTCCTCATAAGCACCAACGCCGAAGTCATAAGGGACATCGGTATCGGTGGCTACGCCTTCTTCAAAGCGGAGCGGGCCACGGTTACCCGGAATGCTTGGGGCGTACGAACGCTCAAACACTGGGGTGCCTTTTTCTGGGAACATGGGAACAGGTGCAACTGCCATCTATGGATTCCTCCTAGTAGGGGTTTATCTCCACTTATCGTACCATAGTTTACCTATAAAAGGGAGAGTTAAATGACTCCACCATTGGCATTACTTCTAATGCCGTCATACTGCAAGCAATTGCTAGAGAATCGGGGTAGTCATCAAATGCACCCTTCTCATCAGGAGCGGCGGCTAGTAGGTACGGGCCACGGTAAATCTTTTCAAGGTCGCACATCTGCTGGTTGAACTTTTTCCATGATCGGGTACGGCGCGCCTTGGAGTGACCAGGAATAATCAACTGCTCTCGTTGCATTAATTCGGTCAGGTGTACCCAACGCTCGTTCTGAGTCTTGGCGTCAGATGAGACAGCGACTACCTCAATCTCAGGGAGCAAGAGTTGTAGTCGCTCGGTAACAGCGCCACCTACACCTTGGGAGTCCACACCAATGCGGTAGACATCAAAGTTACGGATGAAGTCAATCATTTCAAAGTACTGCTGTTCCCACTCAACATTGTTGATTTCCAGCCAGTCAAGGACGCGGTGCTCAAAGAAACCGAACCCATCAGGGTGGTCCCAGTCCACCCACACGGCTGTAGCCACGGTGGAGTCATTGGTTCGCGCCACATCTATACCCATGACAATGGGGCTACGCCACCACTTCTTCACAATAGCCATAGACGGGTCGTACAGGCGCTCTAGGCGTTCCTCGGTGACAAACATACCCTTTTCCAAAATCCACTTGTTGCAGTAGGACATTTGGAACTCGTCTGAGTCTTCACCAATACGGGTCTTTTCCTTAGCAATGAACTTGCCGTAGTTATCGTTGTATTTAGCGGCAACTCGCCAGTCATACTCAAAGTGTGCCTGTCTGTGGCCCCGTCTGGCGTTTGTATCACGGCGCTTATTAAACTGGATCATCTTATAAAAGTAAGACTTATTCCTAGTAGCCGTGCCCGTAAGAACAATAGAACCGTTGTTGAACGCCAACATCGGCTTAATTGATTTAGAAATCATGAACTCATCGGCCTCTTGTGCTTCGTCAATCATGACGAAGTGGTAGGTCTTAGATTCAATCTTTGCCTTAGGGTTACAGGTCTGCATACGGCAGAGCGACCCTGACTTCTTCAGGCTGATAATACGACCCTTACCGCGAGCGCCACCTGATGACGCCTTATCATCAATCTCAGGATCAAGGAGGAAGTTCATGGCGTGTTCGCTGGTCAACTTGCTGACGATACGACCAAACACCGTGTCAGCCTGATCCTCAACGGGGGCAAACACACCACACCAAAAGCCCTTCTCAAACTTACCCAGCCATGTTGGGTAGACCTTGGACAGGCGCGGGAGAATGACCATCATGGATGCCATGACATTAGAAAGAACCTCAGACTTACCAGACTGACGGGTCGCAACGAGGGTTAGTTCTTCACCGTCGCCAAGGACGATGGACTCAATGATCCGATAGGCAATCGGGACCTGATAGGGGAACAGGGTGACATTACAGAACTCTTCGGTAAAGACGATTAACTTCATGACCAGTTGGTCAACGAATTCCGTAGATGTTTCGTCTAGTTCTTCCTCTTGATAGTCACCAATGTCTTCGTTGTATTCCGTATCCTCAACATCTGATTCTTCACTCATAAGAGTAAGTATAAAACAAAAATCAAGGCAGTATTACTTACTGATATCTCTGGAGGCGATTTCTTTTAATATCTCGTGGAATACTTCTGTGGCTTGGAGTACCTCAGCATTAGTACCATCACGGTAGCGCCAGTTATCAAATGACTGGCAGGTGTAGATCAGGCACTGCTCTCCCCATGTGGCTAACTCACTCTTAGTCATCTTTTGGAGTCGGGCAATCTTTGGAAGATCAGTCTTAGGTTTGCGTCTCATCATTTCCAGTCCCTGATTTCTTTTGCTTTGGCTTGAAGAAAGCGCCCCTGGACGGCAGTCATTAGACCGTCTTCCTCAGACATGTCTGAACCTACCTTAGAAATACCAATTTGAAAGGTATGTTTCTTAAGTTTTATTTGGATTCCTTTACCGACGCGCCAAGGAGCAGATGTCTGGCGCATAAACCCCCACGCAAAAAGGCGGGTATTAGGGGGAACAATATCTCTACAAATCCAGTACACAGGACCCACTGCCTGCACGGCGTTCATGGTATCCCTGAATATTAGGAACGATATGAAACAACTAATCAGTAGGGCGATGCCTGTCATGGGGGACATAAGGATAACGCTTACTATTACCCAAACGATTGACGCCAACCATGCTGACATGGCTAGAAATGCTCTCATTGTAATTCCTTGTTGTTAAACGGGCCAATTACTCTTAGTGTATCCAAATGGTTCAAGAATCTGTCTAATACCCTTACCCTTAGAACTGTACTCACGATAATTGCGGTAGATGTCTAATGGCATAGGTCCATACTTGTAAACGCCGCTGGTAGCACCAGCGCGGTTACGGAACATGACATATACATATCCGAGGATGTTATATGAGGAACCACCCTTGGATCGGTCAGTCTTAGCAATCCTGGAGAATTGCTTAGAGAGAACATTTAACCCCTCAGCAACGCTATCGCCAATACCCATTTCCTCAGTTACTTCATCTTGAGTGGCAACGGGAATGAACACATGAGCCACGACGCAAGAACTCTTGGTCGGACCCATGTAATACTGGTCTACTGGTTGTACCCAGTAGACCTCAAAGTCGCCACCGCTAGGTATGAGTTCATTCATACCCGCATATAAGTTTGTGGGTGGCAGACGGGCGCCAGTGGTCTTATCAATACGACCAGTAGAACCGCCGTCCCGTTGTCCTTCTTCTAATCTGTCCCAGACGCTTTGAGCGCCTGGACCTAATCCTCGTTTTTTAGTTGCCACTGTTTATCAGCCGAACATGGCTTTCCATGTCGTCGGACCAACAACGCCATCATAAGTGAGACCCTTGGACTTCTGCCAGTTACGGACAAGTTCATGGGTCTTGGCACCAAAGTCACCATCGGGCTTTGCGCCAACGATTGCCTGAACCAACTTGACGGCGTCACCCTTTGAACCCTGCTTAACGGGTGTTCCTGGGTAAGTAAAAGTAAGTGCGGGTGCGCCTGCTGGAGCAGGTGCAGGAGCGGCGTCTGGTGCTACGGGAGCGGGTGCGCCATTAGGGGTGGCATCACCGAGGCAGTACTGCCAGTGCCATGCCTCAAACTCTTTTGACTTAGGGTCAGAACCCTGTAAGTAAAAACCGTATGAAGGGGCGTTGGCGCACATCCAGGCAAGGCATGCTCCACCCATTGATGCGGTTTTACCGCCCTGATCGTAGCCAAGGTCAATAGCGAGACCCCAGCCATGGTTTGAACCCTTAAGACCAGTGGGGTCTGGGGCCGCCGAAGGGGCTTTACCCTTCTTGAGGTACCATGTCTTACCCTCGTACTTGCGTGTAACGCCAGTCCCAGTATCTTCGGTGACATAGCGATCCATAAACATTGCCAACTGACCTTCAAATGAGCGGTAGTCGCCCACATTCTTCAGTTTGAAGCCAGCGGCGAGAGCGGCGTCGTACAATTTATTGAATTGCTCTGCGACTGGTGCGTACATCTTTCCGCCAGTCTTAACGGGAGCCAAAACACTCGGGGCTAACTGACCGTTCTTAAACTGCTTAAGTGCGGTGGGCACTACTAGTTTGATGCAGGGGTAATTCATAAATGTCTCCTTTAGGCTGATCCACCATGGATGCCAGTAGTTGTCTTTAACCAGAATACATTAGAAAACTGGTCGTCGTCGCTTGCAACAATGATCATATCACCCGGAGTAGGTACAGACCAGACGCCACTAATTGACTCCCTATCCACATAGGAAAGGGGTAGATAACTATTTTCACCCATAACATGGGGCAAAGACACATAGATTTCACCCGTGGTGCTGTCAGACGATTTAACAAGCGCCCTATAAATCTTGCCACCTGGGTTAAACATTATTCAGCATCCATTCTTCAGGGGTATTTCCTTCAGCGACCCATACAAGATATTGCTGATAGTCAGAGTTGGCAGGGTCAAATGGTATCAATGCGCCATCTTCTATGCGTTCAACCAGATTTTGATGTTCAACTACCCCACGAGGGTTAATATATGCAACTAATCTATACATTACAACTCCGCCGCAACTGTGTATGAATAAGTAAAACTGGAGTACGGGAAACCAGTGTTAGAGCAAGTTTCTCGTATATAAACACTTTTATCTGTTACTGAGGATGTAGACAAAACAGCATTATCGTTGCTTGTAAAACTATTTGTTAATGTTGGCGTTGCCCGCATAGTAACAGGAAATTGAAAACTAAATCCTTCTCCAAATTGGTTGACATTATTAGCAACAAATCCACTCCAAACCACCCCTGAGGCATAGTAATACCGCTGACATAACGCTAACTCTGTGCCGATAGGTCGCTTCTCAAACGGTGTCATGATAAAAGAACCACGCTCTAGTTGCATTCCAGCAAAAGAAACAACAACACCTGAATTCTGAACATTAGTAGGGACAATTCCAACTTTCAAACCAACGGCATTAGAAGGGACTGTAAAGGTGCATACAAACCTAACCCATGAGGTCTGTGGACTAATAGTCTCTGGGAATACTGTAACAGGGACTGTTTGGGACCCGTAGGCATCACTGGATGTGGAGTAGTAGACGCTAAAAGATAAGGTCCCTGTTAGTGCTGTTGCCCCTCTCTTGACCCATGTACTAAATGTCATAGTATTTCCACGCAAAGGAATAACAGCAGAAGATTCTAATGCTTGGAATATCTGCCCGTAGGAATTACTTGCACCAGTAGTCCATTTGTTTGAGTATCTGACACCAACACCAGTTGGGAAATCAGATGCATCTTGTGAAAAAGTAGTTGTACCTGAAGCAAGGTTATACCATCTATCTGCTGTTGTATATCCCGTAGACGAACTAGATGTGCCCCGTTGCCAAATATCAAACCCACCGTTAATTAGATGATTACGGAAACCCTGGTGCGGCGAAAGGAGTTCCGTACCCTGATAAAACTGCGGAGCAAGAACACTACCAGTGCTACGAATTTGTCCATTAACATCTAATTTGTATCCATCAAAAGTCGTCGTGCCTATACCCACAAAATTATTGGTTGAATCAACTTTTAAAGTATTTGTGTCTACAGTGACATCACCAGTAACAGTTAACGAAGAAAAAGTCCCAGTAACATCAGAAGCGTCAGTTGCATACAAGAGACTGTTCCAGGCAGTGGAACCAGTACCAATCTTAAACTTACCTGTATTAGTTTCAAAGCCCGTCTCACCAACGGCAAGAATAGGGTTTACTGAGGCCCAATTAGCCGCAGTGTCACTTCTCAGTTGTATTAGGTCGTTCCTCGGCACTTTCCTGCCCCTTCTGTATAGCGTCAATCGTAGCCTCTAGGACTGCGATACGCTGGGCCTGCTGTGAAATCTGATTCACGAGTGATTCAACAATCTTGTTGACATCTAGTTGTACATTGGACATTTGGTTTCCTATGGTATTTGTGGAAATATTGGATTTAGATTAGATGGCTCATATGTAGCCATAAAATCTCTTAACTCTTGGCGATATGCAAGCCACGCTTCTTTGTCAACTATGACATCAGACAATTGGCTAAAGTCTGATGCCATCAATAAAGCATCTCGGCGTTCACGAACAAAAGAAATTCTTTGTTCATCTGTAAATTTATTACAAAAGTCATCATACAATGAATGTTCTGCAATTTCAATAATTCTTGTCATTTTGTTTCCTTTTATGTTTTGATGATGTAGTTAAGAACTATGTATGGTTGGAGGTTATTGTGTGCGCTACCGCTACCAGCGTTTTGGTTGGTGGCTGTCTGTGCTTGGTTGGTGGCTGTCTGTGCATTGTTGGTTGCTGTCTGTGCATTGTTAGTAGCAGTTTGACCAGCAGTACCGCTATTCCAAGTGATAGCAAGATAAGCGTTACCAACCCACGAGTTAAAACCAGTGTTATATGCACTGTCACGGTATAGGAATTCGCCAGTACCAACAGAGCCACCGTGGTTGTGAGCGTTCTGAGTATGGTTGTGCGAGTTCTGTGTGTGGTTGTGAGAATCTTGTGTGTGGTTGTGACTATTTTGTATGTGGGTGTGAATAGGCATTTCGGCACTAGTCAAAGTATGAGTCTTAGCACCACCAAGTTCACCCATAGTGTCAAACGAAGCATCAGCAGAATCACGACCAACAGGAACTTTACCTTTTAAGTTAGGCAAAGAAAATGTTGTAGAACCATCACCAGTACCATAAGTAGTGCCAATGACAGCAAACAAGGCCGCATAAGTAGTACGACTGACAGCAGTACCATCGCACAACAACCACGATGTAGGGGCAGTAGTAGTCGCCCACATGTTGATTGAACCAGTAGGAACAAGAAAAGCCTGTAATGCCGTGGATAAATCGCCTAAAACAATAGTGTTATCTGTGATCATTGTAGAGGTAACAGTGCCTGTATCCCCAGTAGTAATAACAGTTCCATTAACATTAGGAAGTACTATTTGCCGAGAAACAGTTAAAGTATCGGTTGTTACAAACATTCCATAATTAGATGTGCCACCTGCACGACCCCTAAGAACAATACGATCTTGGCTTGCCGCACTTTGGACTGTGGTGTCACCAATAATTGATACACCACCGCCAAATGATCCTGATCCCCAGCAATCTAAATCTGTAACTGGTACTTTACCAATACCAACTCTACCTACTGAGTCAATAATAAAAGGTGTTGAGTCAGGGTTTGTTGCATCTTCTACTTTTAATGCATTTCCACTACCAGTTTGAGTAATACGAACCAAATCTCCACTGGTACTACCGCTAAATACACCGCCAGCAAAAGCAGGTGATGCAGAGGTTGCAACATCTTGACCGATGGAAATTGTATGAGCAATACCCTCTCCTACTGATGCACCTGTAGTTGATACCCCCGTACCAGCAGTAATAGTTTCTACATAGTTACCCGTAGTGTCAGTACCAAGATCAATAGCATCCGCTACCCATAGTGATCCGTTGTACTTTAGGAACTCTCCTGAAGCAGGTGAGGGCAAACTTACATTATGAAGTTCATCTAACTCATAACCGTTTTGGGTAGCAACATAAATAATGCCGTTATTAGTGGCACGAACTACTACACCAATGAATACCAAGTGGTCTGGTGCTGTGGATTTAGTTGTTGTAAACGCTCCGTCGTCCCCAAGCCATAGAATGTCACCAGCGGTATAACCAGTTGATAGGTCAATACCATCTACATATCCACGAGTAACAACGGGGCCATTTTGGCTTGCCGCAATATTTGCACCAACAACACCAACAGTTTTAGCAGAAGTGGTATCGCTAGTCTTATCCGCTCTTTTTACTGTTGCATGATCACCAGTCGCGCCGAACAAATAAACACAAGTTCCTGTTGTAATGGTTGTTGTTTCAGCATTACGGACATAAGACACGACTGGCGGATAACTGTTAACCCAAGATGTGCCGTTGTATGAAAGACCTTGAAACTCTTCTGGTGCTGTAATGACAACATCTGAAAGGTCGTCAAGGGCTAAAGAACCTGCACCAGGGGTTGTGGGAGTAAATTTAGTACCGTTATATGACAGTACCTGGGCACTTGTAGCCCCAGCAGTGTCAATTTCAATCCCTTTAACAAAGAGGGATTTTAGGAAGTTAGCCATTGTTGTCCTTTAATGACGGATTAAGCAAGAATAACGACTCGGTACTGGTCAGCAGTCGGGGCAGTTGCAAAAGAGACTGTTGTGGTAGTACTGGTGTTCACAATATCAGCGTACACAACTTCTCCGGTAGATACTTCATATACAGACACGATAAGGTCAGCAGTAGCCAAGCCATGGGTAAGGGTATAAGAAGTAGCACTTGTTGACAAAGTAGCAGAGTGCTTTGTCTTAGTCCATACAGGGGCACTAGCACCTGCGAGTAACTGGTAGCCAGTTGTACCTAACGCAAGGGTTGAAGTGGCTCCTGAGCCAGTCTGGTAAACAATAGAACCAGCGGCACCACCAGTAACATTGGTAGCCGTAGTAGCGGTGTTGGCATTACCTGTGTACTGGGAAACTGAAAGAACTTCAGTACCAGCAATCTTTAGGACTTTGCCCGATGCAAGGTTGATGTGCTCGGAAGAGGTCCATGAATCAGTTGCGTCAACCCAGTTCCAGGTCTTATCAGTGGTTCCCTTGAGGGTAATACCACCACCATCTGCTCCAGCGTCTGTGGGTGATGCAGTTGAACCAAGTTCAAGGTTCTTATCGTCAACTGTAATAGTTGTGCTATTTACAGTTGTGGTCGTACCTTCAACGGTAAGATTACCCGCAATTGTTACCGTACCTGAAGCGTTACCAATGTTAAGAGTTGTCGCCGCTCCACCAAAGTTAATGGTAGTTGCGGTGGTGTTAAGTAGATCAAAGGAAGAAGAACCAGTTGTCAAACTGGTGGTAATGGCTGGTGAGGTGCCAAAAACAAGGGCGCCAGAACCAGTTTCGTCTGAAATGACACCAGCCAATTGTGATGAAGTAGTAGCCGCGAACTGACCAAGATTTCCAGTGGTTAGAGCCACATTTGTGACTGCCCCCACGCTGGCGTTAACACTTGTAACACCAGTGCTTGAGGTCAAATATGTATTGGTGTCAACTGACCAATTACTAGCACCATCAGTTTTAAGGAACCCTGCGGTACCAGTAAGAGCGGCAATAGCCGTAAGGTCAGCATCTGCTGGTTGCCAGGTGCCTGAACCACCAGACGAGAGTTCTACCCAAGCAGAGCCGTTGTAATACTTAAGTTTATTAAGTCCACCGTTGGTGTCAAAATAGATACCACCGGCCTTTGCGTTAACGGTAGGGGTAGTCCCTAAGTTATGGATAACGGGGTTTTGGAGTTCGTTACCATTTAAGTTGATGTTTGTTAGAAACTTGGACATTTAAACCTCACGACAAATAGGCTTTACCGCCAAAAGAGGCGTTAAAGGACACAGAAAGTGTGTTTGTTGATATATATGTTACATCACCAATTACAACATTTTCCCCGCTATCTACAACAGATACTGCGGGATAAAACCCTAAATTATGATTTATTGTCCAAGTTGAGGATGACGCGCTTTGTGTGTGTATATAACTACCAGATAATGGTAGTACGAAATTTAGTACTTGAGCAGGTGCTACGCCCGTAATACTCACAGCGGCTGTGCCTGCGGTAACTGTTCCTACAGTAAGAACATTAGGTGGCCCAGCCACACCAGGGTCATGTATCTCCAGCAGACGATCAGCGGGTTCTTCAACCACCGAGTCTGTCTTAGTGCGGGTAACCGTAATAAATGTGCCCGCAGGCTTGGATACCTCTACAGTACTCATGTCGGGGGCGTAGACACCGCTTGCTGGACAAATAGAGTTCCCGATGCGAGGTTGTCCCAATCACCAGCGGAGTCCTTTACGAACAAGTCAAATGAGTGATTACCAGCGGGAATGGTATTTTTATCAGAGATGTGTACCTCTAAAGTAGCGCCAGTAGCAGGGGCAAGATAACCACGGCGGTTACCCGTTAAACCAATAATTGTAGCCTCATTGGGGGCGGTTGCGTACCAGCGTAGGTCTAGGACCGTGGTGCCTGCGGTGTTTTTTGCCTGCATATAGGCATCCGTAACGGCAAGGATGTCACCATTAGCATCGCGCCAGGTGAATGTGCGACGGAAGTCCACATATTGTTTGAACCTGATCTCCATTGCCTGTGAGTCCTCCGAAGGTGTAATGTTGTCCGATTCTTCTACTGAGATGATCCCGCGGACGACTGGTTGGGTAATTGTTGGCGTTTGACCTGAGTAGTACACGAATCGGTTGCAGGTAGCAATAACATCAAATTCAAGATCACCTGCGGGAAGTTCCCGAGTCTGCTCGGCAGTCAGCGCAATAAGAATTTCACCCTTGTTATTAAGGGTAACATTAAACTCACTAACGGTACTATCGCTAGTTTTAATGGCTCCTCGTGCCTCAGTAATTGCCACCAGACGGCGTGTACGGCGATCTTTGACGACGACAAGCCTTTCCCACGGCAAACCCTTAGTAAGTGTGTATGTGGCCCGATTCGTCATGCTCTAATGATACCTCATTCATCATCATCAGGGGTAAGTACTCCTGCCATATGAAATAACAATGATACTACTGAAATGACTACACCAAGGTCACGGGTGGAGCCTGAGAGGGTGATAAGGACTAGACCTGTACCGCCGAGGGTCCAGGCCAATCCTGATGATTCTTTCCATAATTTCTTAAACATGGTTACTGCTTTCGGGTCACTGGGGCGGGCATTGCGAATACGACTGCTGTTGCCGCGACTATTACACGCCGTGCCCCTACCGAGACCGATGATCCCGTTGGCACATAGGTATCAAATTGTCCGCCGAACACATTAATTTGTTCCTGAAATTCTTCTTTTACATCGTCAGGGGCGTCTGTTAGTGCTTCTGACAGAGCCGAAGCCTGTTCATCAGACAATTCACTTGGAACGATGGCATCAATAAGTTCTGTAACCTGCTCATCGGATAGTTCGTTAAGTACTTCTTCGCTAAAGACAGCGGAGATTGATTCCTCGGTTAATTCACTTACATCAATAGATTCTACTAGATTAGTAATTTCTTCATCAGATAATTCGTCAATTGACGAAACTAGTTCATCTGCTAATTGGTTAGTTTCTTCAGGCGTAGGGTTATCAGGTATAACTGTTTCTTCTTCAGGTACGGTCGTTATAGGTGGCTCTGTACTCTCTGGAATCTCTGGAATCGTCGTAGGTGCAGATGTAACAGTCGGGGGCGCACTCGTGCTTGATGTCGTCAGGGGTGTCGGGAAAAAGGGACTTAAAGTGGTTGTAGGAGTCAGAGAAGTTTGAGGGACCTCCACAGTACCAACAGGCTGTGTCGTTATAGGCGTTGTAGAAGGAGCCACAGTAACCGCAACAGTAGTGCTCGTAATCTCCGTAGTAGTTGGGGAGTTTGTTGTCGTTGAGACTTCCGTAGTTGTCGTTTCCTCGGTGGTCGGAACTTCCGTTACAGGCACACTCGTTGTTGGGGCAATAGTAGTACTCGTCGTCGTTGAAGTTGTGGATGTTGTAGTTGGGACCCATGTTGTAGTCGTCTCCGGAATAGTAGTCGTTGTGCTTACGGGATTGCCATTAAATGATAACTCATATTGAATGTTCCAATTAATACCATCACGCCAAACATTAGGCTCCCAGCAACAAGTACCCGCCCGTAAGCGGTAATTACCTGCTGGTACTTCTAAGTCAATCTTAGATTGAAGACCAATATAATCATCATTAGAAATGATTAACTCACCAGTATCGTCATTGTAAAGCCACAATTGGGGGTCTGATTCAAATCCAGGTGACTGATATGTTTGTGCCAAAAACTGGGTTGGTTCTGAGTAGGAGAACCAAAAGTCGGTAATTTCCGTAATTATTGGGTTCGTCTCAGCCTTAGCCGATGGTACTGGAAATATTGCGATGGCTATTAAAGCCCACTGTAGTGATTGTGTGATGCGCCGAAATACGGCGCGCTTCACTTCTTCTTTTCCAAGAAGGATGCAATGTTGGGGTTACCAATAAGGGTAGACGCCCATGCCATTACAGCGGATACTGCGGGCATAAGGATAACGGCGAATTCAGGATTATTGCGGAAGCAATATGCGATAAGTCCTAAGACTGCGCCCTTACCTGTCTGGTCAGCGATCTGATTTTTCATTCCTGTCCTCCAAGTGTTTGTTAAAGCGGTTCTCTAAACGATTCTGATCCTCACGAAGATACTTTACATCTACTTTTACTTCAGTAACGCTCGTGTGGGTATCAATAATCTTATCAGACAACTGATCTAATTTATTTTGAACGATGGCGTGATCCTTGGCATTACTCCTAGTAAATTGAGTAATTAAAGCAATCAATATGCCACCAATTGCGGTAACTACTGAGGCTTGTACAACTTCTGATACGCCAAATGCAAACATGACTTAACGCGAAACGGTGAGTGTCACAGACCACGAGTTGGGTCCAACTGGATAGGTGCTCATCACCACGACATTCCGCCAACCCTCAGCCTTGGCTCGGCGCATCGCAATAGCGCGCACATCGCCAATATATGGGGTGTTGATGTCATAGGTGATGATCATAAGTTATACGAGTATAACTAGTATTTTTTGTCTACTCGTGGGTCTGGCATTCTGCCACCAATGTAGGGGTTATCTCTAGTGTCGTTAACACTCAACCATTGGTCAGCGGCGTCGCCATAATCTTCAACACCATCGTCAAGAAGTGGGTCTACAGTGCTTACGCCATGCATCCTTTGCATTTCAACGGCTTCTTGTTCACTCATTCCACGGTCGCTAAATGCGTAGGTTGCCGTACCGCGACGAGCGTTTTCGCGCATGTCTTCAACGCCATGCATCCACGGACGAGCGCCCGTGTTCTGTCCTCGGTGATTAAGAGTCATCAGTAGCCACGACCCATGTTTCCAGCAACTTCTGACGACACTTCATGATCGCGCAACCACTGATCAGCGGCGTCTCCAGCACCCTCGGGGTCACCACCAGTTAGTGGTACTGTTCCGTATTGATCCTGCATCTGAGCGGCTTCTTCTTCGCTGACATTACGACCAGTGAATGCCTGACGAGCCATACCGCGACGAGCAGATGAACGCATATCTTCAACGCCATGCATCCATGGGCGGGCACCAGTGGGTTGTCCTCTGTGATTAAGTGTCATTATAAAACCTCCGTGTTTCGGTATGGTTTTATTTTACACGATATATCACTACCGTGGGTTAGTCAGAAGTTAATGATTACCAGTCAAGAGGCATGACGACAATTGGGGTTTTTTCTCCGACCCAAGAGCCAAGGATATTAAATTCAACGAACTCCACGGCGTCTTCAAAGTCCATATTGTCACGCTCTGTCAGGATTGCAATAATCTTTTCCCAACTATAAACAGCGAGCACAGGCTCATTGATTCTTTGTGATGTGCCGATAATGGCATCATCCAGACCATCCATTAGTAAAAGATCGTCATGGATACTTGCAAGATGCTCGCGAATAAGGTTAGAACTCATGTGATTCTCCTAATTGTGTAGTTTTTTCTTATATTACTTTTTAGTTACTTTTTATGTAAAAGATGGACCGTTAATTCCAGTCACTTTTAAGTGTTCCTCCGGATTGTAGATGGTGACATCTGCATCTGGACTCCACGCGGCGATACTATCGCGGTTGCCATGATAACCCCAACTTGAGAGTGTGTCAGCAACATTCTCAGTGTTCTTATTAGACTTTGCCCAATTATGGACTGCCTGATGACCCTTACCATAATGGCTCATGTCAAAGTGACCACCGTGATCATCTAACCATTCTTCAGGATCAGATTTACCATAGTCATGGTAATCATTCAGCGCCTGAGTAACTTGGCGCTGACTCTCTAGGTGTGGGTCGTCATTAATATCCCCATAGATACGCAATGCACGAGTTGGTTGTGTCGTGACAACATGGTCACCCCATGCACGGGCATCAATCTCACGGGTAGTCATGTATGCGCCAGGAATACCTGCGATTACATCATCACCTGAGGGTGTTATGCCATGCTGAAGAATGCTCTTAATATTGTGTCCGCTTGTCCCATGGAATAGCGTTTGGTCTTTATTAATATACTCGTGAGCAGGCATTACTCCGTCTTTTCAATTTTGTCAAACACTGCGTTAATCTCTCCAGCGTCTAACTTACCATCATCAATGTATGCCCGCGCAAGTCCTTCAATAACTGTGGACATACCACCAATACCAGCCATGAGGCAGGCTTTCCATAATGGTACACCTGCAATAGCGCCCGCTCCAACCACACCAAGTGCTGAGGCGGCAAATACTGCCAGAATCCGCATACTGATGGCTTTAATATTTGTAATGTCGTTCATGATTGGTCCTCTCCAAATAATGATTGCTGTCCCTCAATTGGCTGACCGCGCTTAGTCTTAGGCGCTTTCTCTTGCTTACTGCGTCGTACACGACCCACCAATGTATTGCGCGCCTCACGAACAACATCAGGGTGGATTGTTTCTACCCCTTCGTCTCCGTCATACTCGTGCATATAATTGCTAAAAAGGGGCATAACACGCCCTCGTGGTACCGTCGCCCGCTTTGGTACATCGCGTTTGTCAACAACACCAAACTTTGCAAGATGACGGACAACTCTGTGGCTGCCCCGTGTCAGGGACTGATCGGGAATTAATGGTAGACCAGACTCAGTGGCATCCTGATGAGCAAGAGCCATCAGGCTCATTGCCGTGGTGTTGTTACCACCCATATTCCCAGTCATCATGGATAACTTACGGTGTGCTGGTTGTCCATAATCAGAGAACAAACGCCCCTGACTAATAACACGAGCATCGGGATTTGTGTTGTAATCCTTAGGGTAGTACTTCTTATCTGCTGGTTCGTTCTTAGTCCACTGGGTGTCATCGTGGTGTTCTACTTGAACTAACCCCAAATCTCGCTTACTATGTGGGTCAAACGCAAAATAGGTAGTTTTTGCTGGTGAACGCCTACCACCTGAGTCTTGTGCTGGTGTATGGAATCTACGGTACTCAATCGGCATATTTATGATTATACTATGTATATGCATGCAGAAGCCTGGACATTCTTAGTCAATAAGTCATTAGAGATATCTCCCAAGTCAATCATTGATATTGGTGGCAGAAACATTAACGGGACACCCCGTGATCTCTGGCCCCAATCCAAATATGTGGCGCTTGACCACATTGGTGGTACTGGGGTAGATATTGTGGCTGACGCCACAAATTGGGAACCGACCCGTAAATGGGACATGGGAATCTGCACGGAGGTGTTTGAGCATGTCACTCCTGAGGATTACCGTAAGATTTTAGTTACCTTGGGAAAGGCCATTAATCCTGGTGGAAAACTCCTAGTTACTTGCGCTACTGACCCACGCGCCCCCCATGCCGCAGTTGGTACACCTGGTATGCCAGTTGATGAGTTTTACGGCAATGTGGATGTAGAAGACCTATCCAAGGCTCTTGTTGAAACCAATTGGAAGTGTGTGGATATTATTATTGATCGCACACATGGTGACATCTATGTTGACGCCATTAATATGAACTAAAAGGGTTCTGCTACAGTACCAATACCCACTGGAAATAGATCGTAGTGTCTGTAATACGGGTCTTCGTTAATTCTGCCCACCCAAGCCTCAGCACAATGGCGATGGTCTTTGGCGCAGATACCTAGCATGGTGATGTGCTTACCTGTCGCCCACCAGAAGTTGCCACCCCAAAATGGATTGGGATTGTCAAAATTAATGGGGTAGTAATGACAACCAGCAGTGGTGTAACCCTCATCTAATACTTCTACGGCCCTTTGCCAGTTCACAATATTAAAGCGCGTCATACCGTTACGCCAGACTTCGTTAATTGGGGCAAAGTTAGCCGCGCCCTTGGTATGTGCGTACACATAGTATGCATCAGGGTCACTGACAGCCATTTCATAAAGTGGGTCAAGAGTTACTTGTTCCCATCCGCTCGGGCTAGTTGCGGCGACATTGTAGACCAATCCCCTTAAAGTAAGGTATTCCTGAGCCATAAGAATGTTCTGAGGTGTTCCCACAAAGCCAATATTCAATGAAGCAAGGTTTTCGTACAGACCATATTGCACTAATGCACGGATATGGTCAACTACACACATCTGCCAGTTACCATCCGCATATAGGTGGTAGAAATGGTGAATTCTTTTGTCAGTCATCCCAAAGGCTCAATTGCTTATGCTCTTCACCCTTTTTAGAACTTCCGAGTAGGTCGCGTATACGGGTACGGGCGGCGGGTACTCGGGAAGATAAATCATCTAAGTGGTAACTAGAACCTGCCATTTCAACCAGATTTTTGTGTTCTTTTCTTAAAAAACTGTCTGACTGCTCAAAACTATGGGTATTGGTTAATCTGTTTTCTGGCATATCTTCAGCAGAAATATGACCACTTTTATGCAATCGGTCAACCAAACCACCGCTATGTTGGGAAAGGTTACTTGATGGGGTAATATTTCTACCAGTTGCCTCAGTAGAGGCATTATCTGCTATACCAAGTAATGTCATTCCGGCAGTTCTACCGCCCAAACCCTCTGCTGAATAAAATCCCGATGCTGTTCTTTTTGCGGGTACATGCCTATAACCAAACATTGCCATTTGTTCACCAGCCATGGCGGGGCGGGTATATGGGGTACTGTTCCAGTTATATTCATTAACAGGAGTATCTGTATGTGTCATCTCCATGTCTGCTACTGGCTTGCCAGTCTTGAAATCAGTTTGTTGAGTAGCATTAATCTCTGGCTCGTGAGTTACATCTAATTTTGCAATTGCCTCACCTTTATCGTTGTGCGCTACATAATCAATATAAGTAAATTGTTTTTGATTTTCTTTATCATTTACTGTAGAGTAAGTTTTTTGTTTTAATGAATATTTAGTCATTCAAAACCCTCCAACTGAAGTTGCTCAGATTTAGGCTCTGAATTAAGGTTTGGTGCAGATCGCCCCAGTGCCCAGCGGATACGCGCCTTTGCATGAGGCAATCGTGACTCTAAGTTTTGATGTGGTACCTGGTTACTGTGGGGGTAATTATCAAGTTTGTTATGTGCATAACTAAATCCAATACCATTATCATCTATTGTTTCTGGTATATCTTCATCAGAAATAGCACCAGACTTATTTAACTTATTAACTAGTGCGTTGCTATGAGAAGAAAGACTGCTGGATGGTTTTAGATGCTTACCAGTTGTAGTTGTAGATGCAATATCAGCCATACCCAACAAGTTCATAGCGGCTGTCTTACCCGCCGTACTATGTCGGGCATATAACTCATGTACCTCAGATCGTGCTGGCCTATGGTAAGTCCCAAATAAAACTAATTGCTCTCCTGATTGAGCGGGGCGAGTCATACCCTCACGCCAAGATGGGTGTGCGTCAAGGTTAGTATCATGCGCCCTCTGACCCTCAGCAATTAGTTTTTCATCACCAGTATCAGGGTTATATGTAGTTATACTTGTACCAGTATGTCCTGGATCATGGGAAATTCTAGCCATAGCAATGGCTTTACCAGAATCATCATGTGCGAAATAATCATCCATTCCACCATATTGGTCACCGTGTGGTACATAGTCGGATGTTCTACCTTGCTCTTTATCACTGGGTGGTACATAACGAGAATAACGAGTCATTCAAAGCCTTCTAACTGGAGTTGCTCGTTCTTAGGTTCAGTATTAAGTGTTGGAGCAGATCGTCCCAATGCTTTACGAATACGGGCTTTTGCATGAGGTAACCGATGACTAAGGTCAATAAGTTGACCATCGGCAAACATACTTCTATGTTGGGTATCTAAAACTTGTGCGGCATCGCCAAAGTTAAGGTCGTTACCTTGGATTAATTCATCAGGTAAATCTTCCGCAGGAATAGCACCTTTTTTATGTAACTTTTTAACTAAACTTAAACTATGCTCTGACAAGTTGTTATCAGGCAGTAAGCCATGACCAAGGGCATCCCTGGATGCATTATCAGCAATACCAAGAATATTCATAGTCGCAAGTTTACCAGCCGTACTATCGCGGGCATATAAACTGTGCAATATCCTAGCAGTGGGCGTATGGTCTATACCAAACATGACTAACTGCTCACCAGGTTTTGCGGGACGAGTATTAGTGCGATCATCATAGTAACTATCTTTATCAGAAACTGAATTAGATTTAACATCTGTGCGTTCTAAATCAACAATAGGGTGTTTTTCTATATGTACCTCATGGGTAGGCATAGCCATTGGGCGACCAGGGGGGTTGTTTATCGGGTTATCATGACGAGGAGCGACCTGATGATTTGGGCGCTGGCGCAGTACCCTCTCATTACCATTCATGGAAGTGGTTGTCCATCCCTCAGATTGCCTTACCTGAGCATAAACCAGTGAGTTACCTTCGCGGTCATGGGCCATATAGTCAACAAGCCTCTTAGAACCCGACGGTGTGATGTATTCGTTAGCGCCTACATAATCGTGGGATAAAGCAGTGTAATTACCGGGAGTATCAGGAGATATGCGCGAATACCTAATTGCATCTTCTTTTTTATCTGCCATTAGCGATTCTCCAGTGGATTAACGGCAGTCAGACCGTGACTGCCAAAGCGTACACCCTCTGCGAATACATTTGATCGCAGATTAGCGTTTGTACCTACTACTTGGGTACCCATAAACTCATCACCCAATCGGTATTTCTTAGTACCAGGAATTCGTTCTCGTAGGCGCACAAGACCTGGCCTAGTGGGCACATTAAAGATTTTCTGATTGTTTAACAGTACGGCACCCTTGCCACGGAACTGGACTGGGGTGTCTTCACCCTCAAGGTCCTCCACTGGCCTACCCTTAACAAACATATTGCGGGTCTTAGCGCCATTGTTATTAATAGCCTGCTCTAATTGAAACTTATCGTATTGGAGGTGTGGTTGAACCAGTTGACCAGCGGTGGTGTGCCCGAGCACCCGATCCACTAAAACACCCTTAGCATTTCTTACTTTGCCACCAACTGAATAGATAGGAAATCCTTTTTCCTCAGAAGCGGGGCTATGCTTATGGATAGATACCTCATTACGGTCCGTTAACTCAGACCAATCAATCATGTTTAGTTTCTGTCCCATAGAACTATTTTACCTTAAATAGTTAGTAGATGCCCTCACAACAGGCATCTCTTTGCCCACAATCAACGCACTTATAGTGTGCATGCTCAGGACGCAGTTCTCCACCGCAATAGACACACTGTGTGGAGGTATCGCATTTATCATCAGACATAATTAAGCGGCAAATTTTTACTACTCAGCGGAAGGATTAGTATTATTCGCCTACTGCGCGACGCAATGGGCTGATGTTATGGCGGTTCGCAACGGCATCACGGATATCATCAACACCAGAAAGGTGGTTAACATAATCCGTGTTTGTCATTCCCTTATCACGGTTTGTCCGCAAATTACGGAGCACATTGTAGGATTGGCTAACAGACACTGGGTCATAAATATTAGCGCCTAGACCTGCTCGGTCTTCTCCCAGCATGGGGTGGATCGCACGGAAGTGACCTTCCCACAAATCAGGGCCTTCATTGAAGCCATTTTTATTAAAGTGCTCCATATCCTCTACATAATCTTTTCGTTTGTCATCTAGATGGATTGCGAGTAGTCGCTGGATGCGGGGTAATTCTCTGTATCGTGCCATGATGGGTCTCCTCAGTACCCTTCGCGGTAAGAGTAGGCTTCGCGGATATCTTGGCGGCTGAACGGTTGATCCTGACCTGAGTCACGATTCTTTCGGTAAGCCTGAAGCATATTGCTTGCCGCCATCTCGTCTACGGGGTCTTCAATGTCTGCGCCAGCATCTTGGCGCTGTGGTCCTGCAATGGAGTGTGCCATACGGAATTCTTCTTCAGCCTGACCATTGTTAGGGTTTTCGTAGTCATCATCGTCACCATACATAAATTGGTGTATTTCCCGTGAACTGTCTAGGAAGTTACCAAGAGCGGCGCTCAAGCGGGGTAGTTCAGAGCGACCCGTGGTTCCAGGATGGAATTGGGATGAGAGGTGTGCTGGACGCTTTGCGATTGCCTTCTTCAGCGGTGCAGACTTTGCCTCAGCGGCAATCTTTCCTGCCATTGATTTTTTAACAGCCATGATGAACTCCTTATCGGGTAATGCTTACTATTATATATCAGAATTAATAACTAAAAGATGTAACGACCCAGTCGTCTCTTTGTAATCTTTGCCTTTTGTGCGAGTTCATCCAGGGTGGTATTCCCACGATCTAGTTGTAACATTTCTTGGTCAGTCCACAACCCTGGCTCAAATCTTGATCCATGCCCTTTTCCAAGGTATTCTACGCCATTACCAATTTTTGACTTAGGAATAGAGAATGAAATTGATCCGTCATCCTCAAAAGCATTACGGTACGGTAGCGCCTTAGGATCATCGCTTTGTTCGTTCTTACGGATATCATCTTCGGTCATGCTGACATCTTCAAACAAACCAGTTTGCATGCCCCGCAACTCAGATTTTAGATTGCTACCACTGTATTGATCTGCTTTTCTATCACCCATAATAATAGGTGACATTGCATCACGGTGTATTTTGTAGGTGTGGTAGTAATGAGGGCTTCTATTGGCTCGTTCACCTAGTCGTGACCAGGCGGCGCGCATAGTACCAGCATGGAATGAGTCATCAGTGCTGTTCTCATCAACGCCACTTCTCTTATTAGGGTCTACGAGGTGTGGCGGTGTGGGACTAAAAGAACCATGGGTGACATAGGTAAACTGGCGGCTCATGTGGTCTCGTTGCTTACGCTCAAGTGGCTTACGGCTCCACTTCCAACGACCTGGGTCTCCCTGTTTTAACCACTGACCAGTCATATTAGAAACTCCTTAAATATATAATTTACAAATTATATATCAGAATTAGTTCTCTTTATAGCCAAAGTACTTTTTTGGTCTTCCGTACAGATGCTTGTACTCATCAGTGGTGTCGTACATGTAATCAGTATCATGGATCACGGGGATATCTACCTGATGACCTTTTTCTTCTAGGTCTAAAGCGACTGACAAGCGGTGGTGACCGTTACCCAGGATGAACTTATTTGTGTAGTTAGATGTTTTTAGGACGACATGGTTCAGAATCCCATCAGTTTCAATGCCATCGTGTAACCCAGAATCTTTAGCCTCGTCCAGTTTCCTTTCATGGAGGTCGCTGTAGGGATAGTCCTTAGGATCGTCAATATTACCCAGTCCATCATCAGCAAAATGGTGTAGTTTGTTCAAAATCTCATGTGGTCGCATGAACATCTGCAACTGTTCGGGGTTATCGCCAGGATTTCTAGTCACTTTGGCGAATTGTTTGCTGATATGTGCTCTCATGACTTGTACCTCCCACCAGACATCACAGACATGGCGTTGTACACGGCCTCAGCACGACCATCATAGGGGTTAACAATTCTCTGGAACTGTACACCGAGGTGTTTTACATGCTTACCCACAAAATTACTGGGAATGACATAAGAAGTGGAGCCACGATCCTCACGATCATTTTTATATGGGTAGATACGGTTCTCTTTATGCTCAGGTACTAACTGATTTTCATCCTTACCAAACATGGGGTCCTGCCATACACGGCGTGAAGTGGGCGCAGTGTCCGATACTTCGTATGCATGGATACTGGCAATGCCGTTAGGATCATCACTCCAGTCAACACCGTTCTGAATTTCATCTGCTAAACGGTCATCAGCGGCCCGTAGGGTGCCAGCGTGGAAGGGATAACCATGCTCATGGGGTGCCGTTTCCTCTAGGGTGCCGTGATATACAGTTTTAGATGCCATACCACTTATTTTACATCAGAATAGGTCTACTTAGAGCGTGGATATACAGGATTTTCATTCTCACGGTTATAATGTATGGGTAAACCATCCACTTGATCTTTTTTTGTATAAGTAATAGGTATAAATGAGTGATCATCAGCGGATGCCACCCTGTGGTACCCATTCTTGATTTCTATGGTACTACCAGATACACCTAGTTCTACGGGATTTACAATGCCATGTCTCTGTACGCTTTTATATACTCCACTATTAATTGCCTCAATACCCTTACGATCCCAAAATTCATCCTCAGGTGTCGTGTAACGCCGTTCATTTGTATATGGGTCTCGGATCGTACGGCTACCCGCATCCTCAACATCAGCGATATCTAGTTCATTGTCTACTGGTAGTGAGCGCAACCAACTCTTTGGCATAAACAGTTGATCATTTAAGTGGTGAAATGCGGCCATTTTTTAATTATAACTCAGAATAGGGCTACATTTGGGCGAATTAGGGGTACCCCATCTGAGCATAGAACCGGTCTCCTCGTTGGAATAGGGCTATTTGGCAGTTGGGCAGTGCTTGGGGGGTCGCCTCTACCCCCCTCCCGCTTTCC